GCGTTCCGCCGATGCGATACAGCTCGGCGACGCGCTCGATGGCCGCGCGCACGTCGGCGCGGCCCTCCGCGAACCGGACGACACCCCACGTGTCATCGACGAGGAGCCAGATGGCGAACTTCGGCCACACGCCGCCGAGATCCGCCCCCGGCTCGATAGCCGACAGAAACCGCTGAGGCCATTGCTTCGCGTCATCTAGCGTCTGCAGCTCGTGCATCCGGTCCTCGACGTGGGCAACCTCTGTCGGAATGCCGAGCTCGACTGGATAGCGGCCATGATCGTAGGCGTCGAGCGTGCACCCCACTGCACACCCGCGCTGCGTCGATCGGTCCCAGCCATGCCCCTGGATCACCTGGTCCAGGCGCATGTGCTCCGCGACCCGCGCCAGGTAATTCTCCTTGATCTTCGGGTCTCCGTGAAACGCGCGCATCATCCTGCCTCCGGGTGGTTATCGTCCTCTTCGTAGGGGACCGGCTCCGTGAACATCCGGATCTCCTGGATGATCTTGCCGGTCGCGAGGACGGTCAGCGCGACGGCGAAAGCGAGGAGCTTCCAGCTGTCCTCCCTCACCCAGTGGACGATGGTATCGAGCGCGGTCACGCACATGGCGACCACCACGACGACCAAAGGGATGCCGAGCACGGCGATCCGCCACGTGCCGGAAGCGTTCAGGTCGATCTCCCACCTGGGGCTCCACTGGAGCCGGATCCTCCAGTGCAGCCCGGCTGGCCGCTCGGCGCGGCGTTTGGCCGCGCGCCGTCTCGCGAGCTCGTCATCCACGGCTCTTGCTCCTCATTGTGTGACAATCTACTGTCCGGCCCTCGTGGTCGTCAAGTAGGATGACGGTGATGACCAGATCACGGATGCCAAGCCCGCCCAACACCCTCCTGACGTTCTACCTCGACGGCCGCGGCGAGGAGGGAACGCTCGACCAGACCGGCGATCTCGGGCTCACGCCGGAGGAGATCGCCAAGAAGATCGCCGCCGACCCTGGCGTCGTGATCCCAGGCGGCATCGGCCCCTACATCATGAACTTCTGCCAGGTGCAGACCGAGCACCTCAACGCGGGCAGGCCCCGGCGGGTGTGGATCGAGGACAATCAGAAGGCCATCGAGAAGTCCGGCATCCAGGGCGACGCGGCCTATCGCGCGTGGCTGCAGGGGCGCATCGATGAGACCGTCCACGCGCTCGAGGAGTCAGTCCTCACGATCCTCATCGACTAGGAGGAGACGTGGATCTTCGTCCCGTCGACGGTGACCTTGACCGGGAAGGCCACGGCCAGGATGTCCAGTCCGTCGAAGTAGACCTCGACCATCTCGGCGTCCTGCGCGAGCCGGGCCGCGGGACTCGGCTTGGCAGCCGGGCACATCATCTTGAACCCGCGGCCATCATCGGTGACGACGCCCGTCAGCTCGCCCGGGGCGCCCCGCAACATGACCGTGCAGTTGACGGAGCGGGCCCCGGTCTCGTGTCGCGCACGCTCCAACCGGGCCCGGAGGCGGTCCGCGGTGGGGGCGGGGTCGAACGAATCCCTGAGGGACAGGGCCGCATTGGCCGTCCGGAACACCTGATCGGGCCGAATCTCCTGCATCCGTTGCCAGACCCTGACCTCGAACTCGGCATAGATGACGTTGCGGGCGAGGCCGTAATCCTCGAGCCACAAGAACCACCGGGCAAGGTTCATGGCGGCATTGGTCAGGTTCTCGTACGCGGTATCGAGCTTCTCTGGCATCTGCGGGTTCATCTCGGATCCTTTCCTTCCAGGAGCCGTCGGATCTTCGCGCCGACGACCTGGCGACTGAATTGTGTGGCGGGATCGAAGCCATCCTTGTAGCGAAGAGGCTGCTTGCCGTGCATCACCTCGGTCATGCGGCTCGCCAGATCCACCAGGTTTGGCTCCGACCACAGCGCGCGCACGTCGAGACACTGACCGCCGATGAACTGCGCGGCACATCGCCCGCTCGGGTCGTACTGCAGCCGGACATCGCCCATCGCCGGGCCGTTCATGCCTTGGTAGAACCAGGCTCCCGTGTGGTACAGGTAGTCATAGCTGCCATGGGCGTCGGGCACGATGATGCGGTTTCTGTACAGCATCGCGTCGAAGGCGGGCATGTTCCACGCCTCGCCATGGCTCGCCGAGACGAAGCAGTCGGACCGTCGGTGGAGTTCGTGGATCCCGGCGCTCGTCAGCTCCTCGGTCGAAAACACGATGGGCGCCTCCTGCTCTTGGCTGTTCCCGGTGGCTGCGAGCACCGCCAGCTCCACCGCATACGGGGGGGCGCCCACGCTGTGGATCACCAGCTCGACCGAGTCTCCGCGCCGGAACGCGCGCAGATACGCTCGGATGACGCCCTCGGGGTTCTTGCGGGCTGTCCACGCGCCGATGGTGTAGAACCTATACGGCTGTCCCTGGTGGTCCCGCGGCGGCGCGTCGATCGGTGGGTACGCGGCCGGGTCATAGGCGTGTGGCACGATGATGCATCCCGGCATGGGAAGTCGCGATGCGGACGACGGGACCCAGACCCGATCGAATGACATGAGCGCCTTCATGATCTCGCGAGGCGGTTCCCCTCTCCCCTCCCAGGTGGTGTAGGCGATATATGTGGTCGACGCCGGCAGGCTCTCCTCGATGCGCTCGACCACCTTGTGGCAGTCGAGCGGCAGGGTGTGCACGATCACCGTGTCGGGCTCCGGGTGGGCGTCTTTCTCGTCCTTGATGCTTGCAAGGAGCGCCTGGTACTCCGACTCCAGCCGTTTGCCGGTGGTCATGATGTCGAGCTCGATGCCGGCGTCGAGCATCGCCATGCACATCTCGGCGCCGGCGATCGCATAGCCGGTCGGCGCGCCGATGTGGCCGTAGTAGCGGACGCGGGTCACTGGGAGTCCTTCCTGGAAGCGAAGAAGCGGGTCCCATCGATCGGCGACATGCTCCAGTCCGGTAGCAGGGCCGCTGCACGATCCCGGACATACACGACGGCCGAAGGAGGAAGTGGAAGGCTCGTTCCACCGATCAAGAACGGGTCCGCCGGGATCACGCTGGTCGTCACGGTGACCATCATCGCCCGTCGGTTCAGGATGAGGAGCGAGCCGTGGTACCGCTCCACCAGGGGCAGGAGCAGCGCGACTGCCTTGAGCAAGGCTTCACGGTCGTCTTCGGATACAGGTTCCATCTCGAATCTCCTACGTGTGACGTCGCGCCATTTCAGGGATGCGGCCCCTGGAATACCGGCCCGAAGCCGCCGCTCGCGATGCCGCTGAGGTCGACCTGCGACACGGTGACCTGCGCGAACGCATGGCGCCCCGCCAGGTCGGTGGCCACCAGGGTGACGTTCGAGGTGATCGCGATGCCGCTGACGTAGAACTGGCGGTTGCCGGCGCTCGGGACGACCGGATCGAGCAGCACGAAGCCGGGCTGCGCCGCGTTGACGGTGATCGGCGAGGTCGTGTCCGGCTGGCCGTTCGCCTGGGTCACGCTGATGGTCCAGATGCTGTAGCTTCCGACAGGGATGGTCACGTCTGGCATGAGGTCCTCATGGTCTTGGGCGAGTGGTTGGAGGAGGCGGAAGGGGTGATAGGGCAAGCGGTGCGCGGGCGTTCCCAGCTGAGACCGGATCTCGTGCAGCCGCAGCGCGCGGATCTCGGTGATCATCGCCTGCGCCCCACGAGCCACCAGCCGATCGCGAGCACGATGGCGACGGTCAGGGCGGTGGGGAGCTTGGATGGCGCCGTCGCCTGGTCATCGCCCACGTACATGAGCTGGCTGACCCCGCGAGCGGCCGGTGCGTGGTTGGTGTGAGCCATGGCCGTCGATTCTACGAGGTTTTCAAAAACACGAGGCCGGATTTCCCCAGGATGTCCCCGTTGGGGACCTTCCGCATGTCCACCACCTCGTCATCGCGCAACTTCCGGCCATCATAGCTGGTGGCCTCGTCCTTCGCATATTTCCGCCCGAATACCGAGACCATCGCTCCATTCGTTGGATCCCATGCATATGCATAGTCGGTGATACGAGAGTCAGGCCAAGGCCACGGCCAGCCCTCCGTTGGGCGCGTCGCGAGTTCGGCATGCGTCAGCATGTGTTCAACCGCGGCACGAAATTCGTCCTCCGAGGAGGCCGCAAGCGGCCCCTTCCCCCATCCATCCGGGTAGCCGTCATAGCTCGTCGATCCGAGCCACACGGCATTGGGACCAGTCCCGATATAGAAATCCGCACGCGTTCCCATGGTATCTCTCCTTTGTCGGTCAGGTGCTCGGCAAGGGTGGGAGCCGCGGATGCTTCTGCAGGCGGCACACCCAATCGATGGTCGTGTTCCACTGCTGGTGGATGAGCTTCTCCGCGGCCTCGGGATGTCGGAGCTGCATCGACTGGTCGACGATGGGGCTCGCGAGCACCGCGTTGCCGCGCTCATCCCCGAAGTTACACTCGACGGCGTAGTGGTCGAGCTTGTTCGTGCGCCGCCACTGCTCGTTCATGTAGCACATCGTCTGCGGCGTCGGGAACCGACGGTGCGTCGGGTCCTGGAATGCCCGGTCCGAGCGGTGCGATGGCCACTGCACCGTCAGCCATCCTCCCGGTATGAGGATGCGGTAGCACTCGTCGAAGAACGCGAACAGAGCGTCCCTGTATCCGACGCCGCCATGGAGCGATCCGTGCTCGCTGTTAACCCGGTTCTCCATGTACACCATCGGGATGTGCTCGATGTAGTGCGAGCAGTGGAGCTCAGCCACGCTCTCATCCTCGAACGGCCATGGGAACCGCTGCAGGTTCACGACGTGCTGGCTCCCCGGCCAGAGGTCGACCCCCTCGAACCCTTCCTTGGGGCTCTGGCCGGCGGCGAGGTCGAGCTTGCGGGTGACCGGCGGTTTCGCGAGCGGCGTGGTCATGACACCCTCCGCTGCCGGCTGCTGACAATGGGCAGGTAGCCGGCATCCTGGGCGTGAGCGATCGCCTCGTCGCACGAGGCAAACGCCCCGCATGATCCCTCATCTGGGTAATCGCTTATGACGTAGTACCACCCGGGTCCATCGTGCCAGGTGGAATCGCCGCGGTAGATGATTGCCTCGGGATGGTCAGTCACGGTTTCGTCCTCGCGCTGCTGGTCATCGATCATGACAGGACCTCGAACTGCTCCGCGACGAAGGTGAGCGGCGCCATGCCCATGTACTTCGCCTGTGTCAGCGAGGACACCGCCGTCAGCGCCACTGAGTAGGCTTCCCGCGCATCCGGCTCCTCCGCGTGGATCACGGCGACGATCTTCCCGGTGGCCCCCGCGAACCAGCCATCGGTCACCCGGACCATGGCCCCTTGGACCGGCTTGGGTCGGGCGCGCGCCTCCAAGGAGGCGAGCCGGTCGTCGATCTTCGCCAGGATGGCCTGATCCCGCGCCTGCTGCGCGTCCCGGCGATGTGAATCCTCGATGTCGGCGCCGAGCGGGTTCGCGAAGATCCCGACCTGGCAGTCGGTGAGCGCCGCTGTCACCCAGGGAAGTCCGTCCGCTACAAGCACCCCTTCCTCCTCGGCAGGAAGCTCGCCCGGCAGTCCCTCTGCGGCGATCAAGTCCGCAACTGCTAGCAAGTCGTCGGCATCGTCGTCATCTGGCGATTCGATGTGCTGCAGGTTTTCGATCAGGTTATTACTAAGCTGGCCGTTATCGACGGCAACAGACGCTAGCCCGATGGATGGATCGACGCCAGTAACCGAACCGGCCAGGCCGGTTCTCGTCAGCCTGACTCGGTCTCCTACGATGACTCGATCCTTCGGCCACTCGGACTTGGCCTGACATTTCACGTTCATCGTGATCCCGGCGACGGTGTCCTGCAGCTGGAGCCACTGCGGATTCGCGAGGTACCATGCGACGGTCTTCTTGAGCGAATCCATGATGCCCATGGGGCGTCGCCAGCCGAGCAACTGGATGTAGGCGTCGTTCATGGCGTACCGGAGATCATGCCCTGGACGCGAGGAGTGGAAGTCCACGAGCTCGTACTGGAGTGGCTTGCCGATGAGGTCGGCGATCGTGGTGGCGAGCTCGAGGTTCGAGAGCTCGACCTCGCCGCACACGTGCAGCTTCTGAGGGCAGGCACCATCCGTCGTGATGAGCCATGCGAGGGCGTTCGCGAACGTCCTGCAGTGGAGATAGAACCTGGTTCCCGCTCGGGTCTTGCTCGGATCGGCGTGGATCTGCACGGTCTCCCCCTCGAGCACCTTGCGGATCACCAGCGGGACGAACTTCTCCGGGTGCTGGCGCTCGCCGATGAGGTTCATCGTGTTCACGATGGTGATGGGAAGCCGGTACGTGTTGGCGTAGGCGAACGCCAGGCACTCGGCCCCCGCCTTCGACGCCGCGTACGGGTTCGCCGGGCGGAACCTTTCTTCCTCATCGAACCCCTGCTCCCCCCATGACGCCGGGCCATAGACCTCGTCGGTCGACACGATGAATACGCGCCGCGCGTACGCCACGGTCCTGGACATGAGCAGATGATGGGTGCCGATCACGTTGCTCATCAGGAACGGGAGCGGATCCTTGATGCTGCGGTCGACGTGGCTCTCCGCCGCCGCATGGATGATGTAGTCGATCCCACCGATCTCCTGAACCACCCCCGGAGGGAGCGGCTGCGACAGGTCGGTGTTGAACACCCGGACGCGGTCCTCCCAGTGTTTCGCCGCCTCGAGCGGCTTGGAGCTCGACTGCACGAGCCCCGCGCGGACGTCTCGTAGACGATCGTAGCCGTTCGACGCGTAGGTGAGCTTGTCGAGCACGACGACCTCGTAGTTGGTCGTCTTCAGGAAGTGCTCCACCAGGTGGGAGCCGAGGAAGCCACAGCCCCCGGTGATCAGAATGCGCATTTAGTAGATCTCCTTCGTCGCGAGGTCCATGTGACCGACGCGGACGCGACAGTCGACCGCGAACCGCCGGCCCGCCTTGCGGGCCGTCTTGCAGAACCACAGGTCCTGCGTGAATGCCATCACCCCGCTGCCCACCACGTCGTTGACCGTGATGTACCAGGGCCCGGGGATCTCCTTGAACATCTCCAGGCGCCACAGGGCGCATCCCATCGCGATGCCGTTGACCGGCATGACCATCCCCTTGGTCAGGGCCTCGGTCACGTCCCGCGGCGTGAACTCGAGCTCGCCCGTCGCCTCGAACCTGGCCGGGTCCCCGTAGGCCATCGGCATGTTCACGTCGCCCTTGGTGAAGTAGAGACCCGACACGGCGTCCCACTGCCCGGCCTCGATCGTCTCGAGGAGGCGGATGTGCGCGTCGGCCGGGACGACGTTGTCCGCCTCGACCGTCATCAGATACTTGAACTTTGCAAGGTCGGGGTTGTCGAGGATGGCCTTGATGAGGTTGTTGTACGCCACCCCCACCTCGTCGCCGATGCAGTACATCATGTGCCGCTTCTGGTTCATCGGCGCGATCATCGAGAAGATCGCCGAGATGACCCGGAAGTCGAACTCGCGGACCCGGTTGGGCATGATGAGCACCGTCGACTGGTCGCGGTACGTGTTCGTGCTGGGGACCTCCATCACGCGGTCAAAGCCGATGCCGCTGGCGCGGATCTGCTCGGCCGTACGGCCCTCGGTGAGGATCGAAGCCATCTCTTCGGGTGTCAGCATCCCTGATCGCATCCCGCCACGTTGCCACAAGGGGCGCCATGGCGTCTCTGGTTGCCGCACGTCTCATCACGGTTCGTCGCTGGATGAGCATATCCAACCGCCTCAACGCGTCTCATGGCGTCCATGAGCGATACTATGGTCTCACCCGACTGGTGAGCGAGGCCGTGGCGCACGTCGGCGGTCTCAAGGTTGACCCTGAGCAGTCCCAGATGTGACGCATGAGATGCCGCATGGCGGCAAGCCACGCGCGCATGTCGGCCTTCGACCAGTCTCGGAAGGGTCCCGAGAAGCTATCCCGGCATCGGTGGTGATGACGGCAGAGCGGGATACACGATCCGTCGCTCGCCTTCTGGCTCAGTCCACGGCGCCCGGTGTGGTCGGCCTCGACTGGCCCACGACAGCGGCCCAGGGTCAGCGCGCAACACGGCTGCCGCTTCACCCACAGCATGTACGGCACGTCGCGCTCACGCCGGCGGTACTTCGTTCGGCGTGTCGTGCGGAGCGGCGTCTTGCGGCGGAGCGGAGCCGAGCGCTTCATTTTCGGCTCGCGATCACCGCCATGTGCGCCCGCAGCGCATTGACCGGACTCATACCGGACCGCACATCATTGGCAATCACCATCGCGATGCTTTCTGCCACCGCCTCGATGGCGAAGTGCGGCTGCGACGCGCACGACACGATGTCGAGCTGCAGGCAGTGCGCGGTCCATAGCGTATCAAGCTGGATGCCGTGCCCCGCGGTGAGCTCGAACGTCAGCATGAACTTCTGATTCTCAGCCATGCGTCACTCCACGCCTATCCGGTTGTTACCCAAGAGTCCACGCCTCCGTCGGATTCCGCAAGTGATAGTCGATTTGATACCGCGGTCCAGTAGTCGCTGGATGTACAACGAGTTTGCAGGTTAGGCACTCAACGCTGTACCTGCGCCGCCCGGTATGAAGGCCGTCGTGCCGTGTTGCGGTCACGTGCATGACGTGACCATCGCGAATGATCTCGGCAGTGTTGCCTGGCTTGAGTTCAGGCAGGGCGTCGTCATAGGCGGTCATTTACGCTCCTCGGTAAGCATGCTTCACTCCTTGTTCGTGACCGCCGCCCAGAACTGGGCGGCGTGCTCGCGTGCGATTCGCGCGTTCTCATCTGCGCGGCGCTGGATAGCGGCCCGGCGAGCTTCTTCCCAGCTCGGCGGAAGGGCCCGATCGCACGGCTCGAACTCGTCCTGCGCGAACACCCACTCGAGCCGCTTCTCGTAGAGCCGCCCCTTCGCCGCCGGAGACAGACCATCCATGCATGGTCCGCCTGCCTTCATGTCCGGGAAGAAGTTCTGCTCGAGGTCACTCCAGAGCTGTCCGAAGATCCACCCATCGCACGCGAAGTGGTTCCGGATCTCGACGCAGGACATACACGTCCGCGATGTTGACCAATGTCCGTCGCAGAGCGACTTGTACTTTTCGTAGCGGGTCCCCTTCTTGATGGGGTCGTCGCATTCGCAACAGTAGTGATCCTTGGCGGCGCGTGGGTGGGATATGTCAGCTACCTCGACCATGGCGCCGCAGCCGCTTTCCAGGGGGCAGCACGTGGTGGTCATCGGCGCTTCTCCCTGTCCGCATCGAGCACCTCTCCGAGAATGGCTTCGGCGACGCACAACATGTCGCGATCCCAGAACTCTGGGGCAACGCCGAGCTCATTGAGCTTGGTAGCGACCTCCAACGCATCCGCGAAGGAAATCCCGTCCGCGCCGGGGATGTACCTTCCTGTCGCCACGTCACTCACCCGGTAGCCCGGGACGACGGTGGAGCCCCATGGCACCTCGTGTACGCACCACAACCCCACTACGTGAGCCTGGAACCGGGTCATGGTGCCGTCCGACCATGCAAGCTTCACCCAGGACGTCCGAGGCCTCTTGCTCATGGCTCACCTCCCGCCGTGTCAACCTCGGGGAACGCGGCGTGCTGCACGCCATCGAGATAGGGCAGCTCGATGACGCCGCCGGCCTTTCGACGTGAGCCGTGCTGCGCGGTGACACTGCACTCCCACTCCTCATCGCGGCCCTCCTCTACAGCCTGTTTCAGGAAGAACGGCACTCCAGCTCTCGCGCACTGGTCACGCAGCGAGCGGAGCCACGCGACGTCACACGGCCGCGCGTCGGGGCCGCTCTCGCAGCCGGCGATCACCCAGGAAACGCGCTGGTCCCCGGTCACGCCGCGCAGGTACTGACGACACCGCATTGCGGGCAGCGGGTCATCACCCTGTAGCATCAGCGGCCCCAGCAGCGGCTCGCAGGACAGAAAGCGGATCGCCGCTGGCGTGGCGAGGAGCTCGGGGATTCGCTCGTCGGCTGCAGCCTGGTTCTCGACGCTGACCCCGAGCCACACGTTGGGGAGCGGCCACGTGAAGTTGTTCGGCCGCATCCTCTCCTCGATATCGAAACCGCGCCCGAACGTGCCGCGGTATTGCTGGCCCTTGAGGTTCTCGAACGCGTACGCCCATGCGATCGAGCGCGCATGAGCGACCGGCTCCTTACGGACAATCCACTCGAACCACTCGCACATCCTCTTCGCGCGCTTTGTGAGCACCTGGAACGTGTGCTGTCTCGCCGCGGCCATGACGCCGAACACCGCCGCGATCTGCTCGTTGCTGAGCGACTCGTGGAACAGGTCGGACATCGAGTCGACGAAGATCTTGCGCGGCCTGGTCCAGCGAAGCGGATCCGCGAGCTTCTTGGGATCAAGGTCGACGCGCCCAGTCCACGCCGGCTCACCACGCGCGGTCAGCCGCACGAGCCCGTCGTACTTGCTCGGCTTGCCCTTGGCCATGCGGACGATCCGAAACGCTTGATGCTTGGCGTAGCAGTTGAGGCATCCTGGGCTGACCTGCGTGCAGCCCCGGGTGGGGTTCCACGTCGCGTCGGTCCAGCTGATCGTTGTCTTGGCGCCCATCTCAACCCACCTTCTGGATGGTGCCGACCTGCCGGCCTCCTGCGTATACGGCCCCGGTGCCGGACTCTGCATCCCAGGCCACCTCCACATCCTGCGAAGCAATGCATCTCTCCACCCGGACCGAGCGGAATAGCACCGTTGCGACATCGTCGGGCTCGAGGGAATCGTCCACGGTGACGTCCCAGGACATCTTGCGTCGTCCAACGTCGATGAACCGAATCACCATGGATCATCCCTGGGTGCTGTCGAACCGCGCGGTCCGGGTTGCGGTCTTGGCGCGCTCGCGACCTGACATCACCATCGCATCGGTGACATCGACGATCGTGAACGCGGCCAGGTTGCCGATGATGAGGCAAAGGATGGGCTCGCGCCGGGTCACGGCGACGTAGACCAGGCCGACGAACACCAGCACGAGCTTGTAGATCCAGTAGATCGCCACGCCCGTGGTGACGCGATGCCACCCGCCGTCCGTCACCGCGTGCTCCGCAGCGCCCGGACATGGTGCCGGACGCACTCCGTGACCAGCCAGCCCACGGCGATCCCGGGGCCGATGGTGCCCGTGGCGTCTCGGCCTGGTTCGCTGGCCCAGAGGTACAGAAACCAGCACACGACGAAGCCCGTCAGGATGTCGATGCCCACGAGCCCGAGATCCCAGGCCAGGTTGAACATGTCGTCATCATCGCTCATTCGTCATCGTCTTTCTCCTCCACGGCGATCGGCATGACCACGAAGGTCACCGGCAGGTTGGGTGAAAGCTTCAAGAGGTTGTAGCGCTCGTTCACTACCCGCCGCGCCGCCTCGTGGGTCGGCGCCCAGATAAAGCACGAGGTCGTCTGTTCGGGGTGGTCAAATCGGTACATCCTGAAGAACGGTCCATCGGTCAGCTTCTGCCCCATGTCGCCCACATGGTGACGTGGGAGAAAGCTCGTGTGAACTGGTTCGTCCTCGGCCCGAAGTACGTCAGGGCCGGCTCGAAGCGACATACCACCTGCCTTCCTCGATCGGTCGGATCGATGAACTCGAGCCTGATGAGGCCGAGGATCCGCGGGTTGATGGGTTCATATTCGCACATCGACCGCCACCATCCGGTGGAGGTCGCGAACATGCTGAGCAAGACGAGCTCGTGCACGTTGCCGCACGCGAGCTCGGCGAGCCCCTTGGGGACCCACACCCGCCCCTTGGAGTAGGGGAAGTTCGCGTAGGTCGTCTCCGCCCACGGCAGGATCAACCCACCGCGGGTGTACGCCTTCCGCGCCTGGATGATGGACTTGCCGTTGGAGCACGGGTCGAGGTCGACCGGCCCTCCGAACAGCTCCACCAGGCCATCGGCGATCACCTGGGGGGAGCACCAGCTGTCGTGCTCGCTCATCGGGAGGCTACCGCCGGACCGAAGACAGAGGCGCTGCGTCGCCTCGGAGTTCGTCATCGAGGTAAGCGACGTCGCCCCGGAGCTCGTCGTCGAGATAAGCCACCTGGGCAACGATGTAGACGCGCGCGCGCCGCAACCGCTCGGTCGTGCGGGCCAGCTGCCGTTCGAGCGCGGCGCGCTCACGCTCCTTGACGGCGAGCTGGTACTCCAGCTGTGCGACCTGCTTCTGCAGGTCGGCGTGCGCGTGCGCGATGCGTTTCGCTCTCACCGGGGCACCGGGGGCGCGAAGATCCTGGCTACCTCGGCCTGAATACCGTCGTACACCGACTGCGACGTGCTCATGACAAACAGGTGTTCGAGGGCATCGATCGCGTTCGCGCACAGCGTGCGCACGTGCCGCGTCGCCTCCAGATCTCCGCCCCTCATCGCCAGGTAGGCATCCGAGACCATCCTGGACATCTGGAACATGGCCAGCGCGTAGACGACCTGATCCGAGGGCGGGATGCTCTGCATGAACGCCCCCGCCGCCTTGACCGTCAGCGCCATGATGTCCGGGGCGGCGGCCCGCAGCTCGTCATCCGTCGGTGTCTTCTCGGTGTCTGACATCTCGAATCCTGGTAGGTGCGCCGTGAGGATGGCTGTTGACGAGCCGGGCCTACATCGAAACACGGCCTGTGCCATCCGCGGAGAATTCCGCGGATGGCGCCATCCCCACGGCGCGTTTCGCGTTGTACCCCAGCTCGTTTTTCCGCAGCAAGCGCAAAGCGGGACGTCAAGCGAGAGCGTCACCTCACGCGGATGTCAACGCTTCACGGCGTCAATCTGCGTTCGGAACTCATCCAGCAGCGCCATGCGGTCCGCGCGGCTCTGGAGTCGCTGCCTGGCACGGGCGACGCGCTCCGGGAGATCGGCGAGCGCCAGAGCCCGCGCGTCCCAGACATCGCCGAATTCGCGGCTGGCTTGCGCCAGGACGCGAAAATCGTCCAGGGTCAGCCGCTGAGACAGCCAGAGCGCGAAACGCGCTCTGAGCGCATCCTGATGCGTTTTCGCGAACGTCGTCTCCCAGCGGCCCTGCGCCATGACGGCCAGCACGTCGTCCAGCGTGTAGCTCGGTACCAGGGTCAGGGTCGGGCGTGTGGCTTCTCCGGAAGAAGAAATCAGATCCGGAATCCTGGATCCGGTATCCTGTATCCATACCGTATCGGATACGGTATCCAGAGGGTCGGATTTATTTGATTGACGCAGAGAGGCAGAGTTATCCACAGAATGGGATGAACCAGAGTCCAGAGGGGGAGCAGAAGGAGAGCTGGGCGGGAAGAGAGAGGGTTGAACGGTCGTACCTGTGTCGCTGTCATCCGACAGCCTGCGCACGCCTCGACGCCGCGGAGCCGGGATCGGCACCCGACCGAACAACTCCGACCATGCCAACTCGTGGTCCTTGGAGATCTGCTTGCCGGAGGCGACCGCGCCCTTGTCGATGAGCCAGCGCAGCGTGGTCACGTGAGCGTTGCGCACGCCGCAGTCGGGCACCGTCTGGAACCGGCGCCACCAGCTCCGCAGCACCCGGCCGTTCGCCGGCCACTCTCCCGGGTCCGGAAGCTCGCACAGCCGCAGGACCCGGGTCCGCGAGTCGTACTCGACGAGCTCGCGTGAGAGCAGCTCGTCGAGGGCATCTACCGTCTCGTCGGGCCGCATGCGCGCCGCGTCCGACATGACCGAGATCCCGCCCTGCCACAACCCGGGCACGTGGCGCTTGGCCTCCGAGGAGGTGTAGAGCCCGAGCCAGAGGTTGCGCGTCCCCATCGCCAGTTCCCGCCACGGCTCCCAATCCCAGAGCGATGTGCTGAGGCGGGTGAAGACCGTCATCTCCGGATGACTCGCGCCTTGGGAAGGTTCGAGCGGTGCTTCGCCGGGCGCGCGGGCAAGTCGACCACGACGCACATGCTCCCGCCCGTGCTGGCGTCGTACCACGCTGCGACGAGGGCCTGACGCGTCGCGGACCCAGCGGAGAGGAACCGCTGGGGCAAGTCGCGATACTCGATCTTGCCGTCGAGGTAGTCGTCGTATGCCTGCAGCCACTCGCCGTATGCCTGCAGCCACTCGCCGAGCGTCATGCGGGTCATGCAGGTCTCCCGGTCAGCCGGATGACGTAGCGAACGCCATCCTGTTGCGGCAGCTTCTTCTGGACGTAGCCGCAGAACGTGTCCACGGCGGTGTGCAGATCGGAGGGCGGATCGAACTCCAGCGCGAGCAGCGGCTCGTCGTGCGGATCGCGCATGAGCCGGACCTTCGAGACCCGCTCATCCTGGCGGGTCAGGCACATCATGAGGTAGATGCGCCGGTCGTGCGGCTGGCGGATCGGCACCTACTCCCCTCCGCCGAAGTCGACGCTCGGGTCGCCGCGGTCGACGAAGTTCCGATCGTCGTAGATGGTCTCCTGCCAGTAGGACCCATCCAGCATGGCCAGACCAATCTCGAGCAGACCGAACCACCGCAGGTGGCGAGCCAGGACGTACATCCTCCACATCGTGAACGACGGTACTCCAGAACCTGGCAAGGTTCATCCACATCGCGCGCGCCCACGCCGCACTGCGCCGGTGAGCAGCCCTACCGATAGTGCGCTTCTTGCGGCCGGACGCTAGCGACTCAGACGCGTTGTGACGGCGGGACCAGGGCGCGGCGTGCTCTGACGTCGTAGCGTGGCGACGTGCGCATCGAGGTCGACTTCAACCACCGCCACGTGGCCGGGGTCGGTGATGACCCACATGTCATCGGCGCCGCGGTGCACGATACCTACATTGCCGTCGTGGACATCGCCGAACAGGATGCGCTGCTCCCGGAAGGTCCTGGCCATCCCGGCGCCGAGCGCGCCGACGGTCGGATCCTCCGCCATGCGGTCGAGCGCCGCGAGCCACGCGCGGACGTCACCAGCGATCACCTGGTCATCTTGATGGTGAAAGATCGCGTGGTAGGCCGCCTGGGCACGCCCGTGCTGTTCGAGGATGAGGCGGCGGGCCGCCTTGCCCAGGCGTTCGGCGTCGCCCACATGCGACGCCGCCTCCCGCCAGAGGAGGTAGAGCTCGGTCTTCTCCGTGCCCTTGTGGCTATCCTTGAACTTCTTCCCGAGCTTCAGCACGGTGTAGTAGTCCGTGCAGATCGGTGCTGCGATGGACGGCGCGAGCATCGCCGCGAACTCGGCCTCGGTGTCGTCGGCGGTGATCTTCAGGACGACCTTGGGGTCGTGCGTTGGGAACACGCACCCGTAGGCGCCGCACCCGTATTCATGGATCTCGCCGACGACCAGCCCAGGCTGGGTGTACTCGACGGCTTCGATGATGGGGAGCCACGCGGGCCTGACGTACTCGCGCATGGTCATCCATGACTCGGTCAGCACCCTGGTGGCCCAAGGGGGGTTCGAGGTCAGCACGTGGGTCATGCGTGGTATTGTAGGACAGGACGTGAAGATCACGGAGCAGAACCTGGAACGCTTCACGACCTGGCTCATGGAGCGAGGGCGGTCTTCTGGGACGGCCGCGCTCTACGTCTCGAACCTCCGCATGTGCGCGTCCGACGCCAAGGGCATCACGCACCGGCTGATCGCCGGCGCGCTGGCGCCCAACAGCCTCCGCACGAACCTCGCCGCGCTGCGGTCCTGGGCACTCTACAGCAAGGACGAGGAGCTCCGGCAGCGACTCGCGGACCTGCGCCTTCCGCCCGCGCGCCGGCTGCGCGACAAGGCGCCGCTTCCGATCGACGACCTGCGTCGCGTGCTGCACCAGGTGCAGACCGACGAGAGCAAGGTCAACACCGAGCCCAAGCGCCAGGTGGTGCTCATCATGGCCCTGCGCGGCCTTAGGTCCGGCGACATCTTGCGGATGAGGCGGAGCGAGGTGGAGCGCGCGCTCTCGACGGGCAAGCTGACCTACGAGGGCAAGGGCAGGAAGCGCCTCGAGTTCGACGCCACGCCCATCCTGGAGCCGCTCCGGGTCCTCTACTCGTACCCTGGGTGGACGCGTGTCGCCGAGCTGGTGACGACGTCGGAGAACCCCAAGGTGGCATCGAAGGCGATCTGGCGCGCGTCGCGCCGGATGGCCAAGAAGGTGGGCATCGACGAGATGAACCCGCACCGCTTCCGCCACACGTTCGCGACGCGCTACCTCGACCGCCTCGCTGGCGATCCGAACGCCATCGTGAAGCTGCAGAAGTTCATGGGGTGGGAGTCGATGACGACCGCGGCGCGCTACGTCGACGCCGTCTCGCAGGCAGACCTCGACCGCATCGGCCAGGACCTGGCCTCGGGCCTGGTCAGTTCAGGCGCAGATCGTCGTTCGCCATCTGGTCGGAGATCGCGAACATGACCGTGGAGAGGACATCGCAGATGGCGATCCCGAGCGCCACGGCCCCGCCCAGCAGCTGGTAGGCCAGATACCAGCCACTGGCATGTCCCCAGATCCGCTCCGTCACGTCGCCACCGTCCCAGTCCCCTGCTCGTCCACCTGCAGCGAGAGTCGATCGATGACCCGCTGGAGAAGCCGGAGCTTCATGGTGTAGGTGATGTTCGGTACGGCCACGCCCAGGACCTCGTCGATCAGGACGACCATCGTGGCCCCAGGGTGGCGGGTCGCCAGGTCTTGGAGCATGACCCACGCCTCCGAGAGCGAGTTCGCCGGTGCGCGGCGCATCATCGGGACCTCCACCAGCGGCGCACCGGCCCCAGGGCGAGGCCGTCGCGGAAGCCTCGCCAGAAGGAGTCGGTGAACTGCCGGACCTCGGGCGGCTGGCGTCCGGCGCGATACCGGATGGCCGCGACCGTCACCGCGCCGCCACCCCAGTAGGTAGCCAGCGCGATCACGATCCCGGAGAAGCCCATGAAGTACGTCGCGGCGAACAGAACCGCCCCGGCGGCGCAGCCGATACCTGTGCACACCGCGCATTCGTATCTGGCCGCGTGTCGAGCGCGCAGCGCGGCGTCGCCGACGATGCGCTCCATCTTGTCATTGCTCATCTCGAATCTCCTCTGCCGACCACTGTAGTGGTGGCGGCGTGAACCTATCAACCGAAACTCCCCGCCGCTACCCCTAGGTGTCCCACATGGTCCACCACGCTAGAGGTGGTGGACCGGGAGGTGAGGATGCCCTACCATGCAGGGGATGCCACCGCAAAGATCTGTGATGCCTTCGCCAAAGAATGGGGGTGGGGAGCCGACCTCGGGTCGTGGGTTCCAAGATGTCGACCGCCTCAAGAACACCGACGGGATCGTGGCGGTGATCAGCCAGCGGTCCTTCGATGGTCAGTTGACCGTCGCGGTGTTTCGCGAGTTCGAGCGGGACGGCAAGGACTGCAGGACATCGTTCATCCCCGAGAGCCTGACGCAGTCCTTCCGCGAGATGTTCGAGCGCGGCGTGCGTCGGATGGCCGAGCTCAAGGTGACCGGCACGCTTCCCTTTCCAGTGGGCGGCACGCTGAGGCGGCGATGATCATCGGTGTCGACTACGCCTCCGTCGACGGCAACCTGCCGCCGGACTGGGGCGCGCTCAAGAACGCCTGCACGCGCGCCGGCAACAGCCTCGGGTTCGCGATCTTCCGCGGCGCCTACGGCACGATGCTCGATTCGACGATCGCGCGCGACATGAACAGCGCGCAGGCAGCGGGGCTCATCACGGGCGCGTATCTCTTCCTGCGCATGACCCAGTCGCCGACCGATCAGGTGCGGAGGTTCGCGGACAACGTCGGCCGCCTGGGCGCGGGCAAGAACTTCCCGCCCATCGTCGACGTGGAGGAGGCCGGTGTCCCCGCCACCGAGGTGATGAACATCCTGCATGCGGCCTGGAACGAGATGGCAAGCCAGTACCAGGTCACGCCGATCGTGTACTTCTCGGACCGGGTTGTCAGAGAAGTCCTGGGCAATCTGCCGCCCGGCGCCTTGAAACGGTCACCGCTCTGGCTCGCCAAGCCCTGGCCCTGGCAGCCACGCACGCCGGCCCACCTGACCCTCGACGAGCCGACCTACCGCCCGAAGGTGCCGAGCGTGTGGGGCGACCCCGGTAACTGGTGGATGCACCAGTACCAGGGCGACGCGTATCCGTGCCCGGGGTTCACGAACACGGTGGACCTGTCGCGGTTCAACGTGATGCGCCTTGGCGAGTTCGGGGATCGCGTCCGGTGGGTGCAGGAACAGCTGAATGTGACGGTCACCCGGGCGTTCGGCGTGGAGACGGTGGGCGCGCTGAAGCAGTACCAGGCGGAGCATGGGCTCGTGCCGGATGGGGTCCTGGGCCCCAAGACGTTCGCGGCGCTCGCCTGGGAGGTATGACCTGCATCGCGCCGCGCTGCTCGGCGCCCCAGGAGCCCGGGAGCCTGTTCTGCCGCGCGCATGAGCAGGCGCCGGCGGCGCGCCGCGGAGGTTGGGTGTCAGCCGCCAAGCGTAGGCTGGTGGCCAGCATGGAGCTCAACGCGTCGGCCATCTCGAACCGCCTCTGGGTCGGCGGCGAGCCACCATTCGATCGAGACATCCCCGGGTTCGATGCGCTGGTCCTCTGCGCGAAGGAGATCCAGCCGGAGCGGACCGGGTTTCACGGCGTCGTGATCCGCTGCCCCATCGTCGATGGCACGGTCGACCAGTCCATGCTCGCGCGCGTCTCCGCGACCTCCAGGATGGTCGTGACGTTCCTGGCAGGCGGCAAGCGCGTGCTCATCACCTGCGCCATGGGCCTCAACAGGTCGGCGCTCGTCGCGGCGCTCGCCATCGCGCAGCTGACCACCAAGAGCGCGGACGAGATCATCGCGCTCATCCGCGACAAGCGGGATCCCCGCGCGCTCTACAACCCGAACTTCGTGGCGCTCCTCCACCACATCGTGGGATCGGGCCGCAAGTCCGAGCGCTGGACCTAGAACCCGATATTGGCGTTGTAGGAGCCCAACACCTGCGCCGCCTGGGAGCTGGTGATGAGGCTGCTCGTCTGGAGAAAGCTCGCCATCCACAAGAGGCGGTACATGATCTGGGTCGTGTCCGTGTACTGCGTGATGGTCAGGTTGTTGGGCATCGGATCGACCGCGCAGACCAGCACGGTCAGCCAGTCGGCGACTGGCCGCGCGTTGGCATCCGTGTCGGGGAAGAAGTCGAACAGCGGTCCAGCGAACGCCTGGAGGCGGACCTTCAGCTGGCTGATGTTCCACCAGACGCCCATGTTGTCGGCGCACTGGCCGGCGGCCTGAGCGAGCGTGGTTGCGGTGGCCATGTCATTACCCTTTCATCACGCCATGTCATCGGACACGACAATCCGGAGCGGCGTGGGGCCGCCGACGGTCGTGCCGAATACCAGGGCATCGAACATCCCCGTGCCCGTTGCCGTGATGATCGTCGTGTGCGAGGCGCCCGGCGCGATCGTGGTGGTCGGCAGGATGGTGGTCTCCTGGTGGTACGGCGGCGGCGATGCGATGTTGTCCTGAGTGATGACGTAGTTGACCCCCAGGATACTGAATGGCACCGAGTCGGTCGCGTTGCGGTTCGTGAAGTCGACGTAGCAGTACTTGCGGCCGTAGTACGGCACGACCAGGAACGTGCTGCGGAACACCAGGAACTGGAACTGCTTGTCGAGCCGAGCGGACTGGAGGCTCTGTGCTGGCTGGAAATACTGGATGACGTCGAGCACCGGCGCGACGAACTCGATGGTGTTGATCGCCGGGTTGAACCCGCTCGGCCGGTAGTTCGGGTCGTAGATGTTGTCCGACCAGAAGAAGATCCGGCCCTTGCGGTCGGCCGGCGTGTAGTTCTGCGACTGGTTCGCGTCGAGCCGCCCGACGAACGTCCGCGTCGGCGACACCGTGGCGAACGACATGAACGTGTGGTTGGCTGCCGTGTTCTTCGTGGCGTCGAAGTAGCAGAGCTGGACGTTGGCGATGTCGGACTCGGGCCCCACGCCGAACGCGAGGCTGCTCATCGTCGACTCGTAGATGTCGCCGGGCGACGAGAGCGGCGTGGTGATGCGGAAGAAGTCGGCCTGGGTTCGGCCCGCCGTATCGGCGATTGGCTGTGGATACGACATGACCTACCTCACCGTTCCGGCCGCGGTGCTCAGCGTGCCGGTGATCTCCTCGAGCCACGGCAAAGGCTGGACGAGGTATTCGACGCGATTGAGACCGTTGGCGGCGATGAATAGCTTGTTGCTCTTGGCCAGATCGAACACGACCGGCTGGTTCGTGACCAGGAGGATCCCCTGGCCGGAGGTCACCGGCACGATCTGCGCCGTCTCGCCCACCACGACCGGGCCCGCCGTGCGGAGCGTGATCGTGACCCGCACCCAGATGCGGGACCCATCGTAGAGAATTTGCGCATCTCCGGGCACCGTGAAATAGGTGCTGGCCTTGATGCGCATCTGCGACTGGCCGGTCGTCGCCGCCGGCGATGCCACCTGCGCGATGTTCCGGTCGGTCGAGACCGGGCCGATCTTGTTGTGCCGTGGATCCGGCGCCTTGATGATGGGCTTCATGTCAGTAGCCTTTGTAGAGCAGCCACGCCACCAACCCCAGGCCGATCGCCAGCACGATGGTAACCGGAATCTGCTGGGAGAAATAGGGGGCGGCGTCCTCCGGGATGGTGTAGGGGCCGGCCGGCGGGTCCGGGATGTAGAGCGGAGGCCCCGGCGGGGCGCCATTCACCGCCTGGCCGATCGCCCACTGCCGGTCGATGTCGACCACCCGGGACAGCACTTTGGCGGCGCTCTGGCTGCCCAGGGCCACGCCGCCCGCCGCGGAGGTGGCCCGGACGATGTCGTGGTAGACGTCACCAGACGTCAGACCGCCCTGGCTGGCCCGGGCCATGTCCGCCAGCTGGTAGGCGCCAGCGCGGCCGATAGCGAAGGCCAGACGTGCAAGCTTCCAGCTGTCGGCGGTCCCGAGCATCACCTCGGGGTAACGGGCGGCCCAGTAGGCCGCCTCCATCTCGTATTCGAGAACCCCGATCGCGATGTTGCTCTCCGGGTCCATCCGGGCCTCGGCCGGGTACCCGAAGAGGGGCGGCACGTAGGCCGCGACCTGGAGGTAGCCGACCTCGCCCAGCACGGGGTCACCTGGCGCGTTGAAGTCGCCGCCGCTCTCGTGGGTAATGGCCGCGGCGATGAACCCCGGGGGAATGCCGCCGTGGTAGCGGTCGATCCATTCGCCCAGCTGGTCGTAGACCGCGCTGGCCTGGGCGACCGCGGCATCGAAGTTGGCATCCGCCATGCCGGGAGCGTACCGCAGAACGCCTGGTCGGCGCCATTCATCCCTGATCGATGGGGAGGTCGCGGTAATGTCTGATGGGGATCCGGTGGTCGCCGTCGACGTGGATCCAGAACATCATCTCCGGCGCTACGTCGCCAGGGACCATCTCGAGCATGGCCGTGAGCGCCCGCGGGTCTGTCCGGATGCTGCAGTGGAGCTCGTCAAGGCTCTGCACGAGGAAGGGGCGCGGGGCGCGCTTGGGTCCGGATCCCCGGATCTCGTTCGCGCTTGGCCCCATCCCGTTTGATAAGAGGCTGGACAGTGGCCGGTCGTGACGGACGATGCCATTGCCCATCGCCACCGTGGTGGCCGAGGTCCACGCGAACATCGCCTTGCGTGCCGCCGGTGCCAGTTGATCGAGCTCCAGATTGGAGCGCGCATGCCAGTGGAGCACGGCGAGACGCTCGATGGTCTTGAGCGACCACGTATTCGTCCGGAACGATTCATCCACGGTGATGAATAGCTCCAGGGGGCGGCCTTGACGACCGAGCAAGTCTCGGGGCGAGAACCCGTCCCAAAAATGGCACGGGCTGATTTCGTAGGAGTGGAAGGTTGCCATCCCGAGAACGCTATCACACCACCGTCATTTCCGTGACCCCGCCGAGATGGATCCAGAACAGCGCCTGGGGTGCGATATTTGCTGGCAATACCTCGAGCATGGCGCCCAGCGAGCGTCGCTCGGACTGCACGCGAACACGGAAGGTTTGGCGACATGGAATCACGATCGGGACAGTCAGCCCTGGCGTCACGCCAATCAGTCGATCGCGGACCTGTTTCACTCGTCGGGTCCACTTCTCCGCCTTGGCCTCGTCCCAATCCGACGCCTCGCCGCACACGTCCGCGAGGATTTCGGCCAGCCCGCGGCACCGGCGGTCGTTGCCGAGGCATCGCCCCAGCGCGCCTTGGTCGTACAGGTCATCGAGTTTGCGGACGAGGACGGGCATGCAGCCCATATACAGGGTGACGGTCGCCGACCTCATCCACGCCAAGATTTGGAAGTTCGCAGGTACATTGGTGCTTGCCCACCAGCTGTCGACGATGAAGGCTGCGTCCGGCCGAGGTAGTGCATGCGCGACTTGAAGATTGCACAGGTGAGGTTGTCCGACGTTCCGGCTGCCGAACAGCTCGACCTCCATGTCGTCGGAGAAGTCTCGCGGCGAGAACGCGTCCCAGCACTCGGCATTGGTGGTCTCGGTATAGCTGATGAGATTGGGCATCCCGAGAACGCTACCAGATAGGTGACCCGCTCAGGGCTGTTTCATGCCGCGACTGTCCTCGGTTCCGCAGGATCTCCCTGCGTAACATGGCCCCGGACGGGTCAGAACTGTTCGTTGGCTCGCATCTGGGCGAGCCACGTGGCGTAGTCACTCGAGATCCGCCGGACGGCCAGGCGCGCGAACAGCCGCTCGACCTTGAACTCCACCCACGGCTTGAGCTCCGTGCCGGCGAACGTTGTGAAGGATGGGCAACGGTGACAGTAGCCGTGGCATCCGAAGGCATCGGGGGAGACGTATCCCGGCTCCGAGCCATTGCCTGGTTGGAACATCAGGAGGTCGCAGTCGTGGCCGTAGACCACCACCACGCGACCGAGCGTCTCGCCGAAGTCCTTGCTCTGCAGCCCGGGCATGTGATGCCCTTCGCTGCAATAGAAGCGGGTATCGAAGGGATGCGTCTTGATGGTGTCGTAAGCCCCCAATGGTCACCTTCCTCCCAACTCTTCGAGCAGAACGTCAGCAGCGTCGTTGATGGCGGCCATGCGCTGCGGCGTCCCGCCGCGATCGGGGTGATGCTGCATGGCGAGCATCCGCTTGCGGTCCTTGATCTTCTTCTCGGTCAAGGGCTCACGGGGGGCGAACCCCATGACGCCACGCGCCGCCGCGCGGAGCTGCTGCAGGTTCTCGTCATGTGTGGGGGCGCGTCGATGGTCTCCAGGCGGTGGGTACCAGCCGCCGGGCGGCCTCCGCATCCGCGTGAACTCGTCGAAGACGCTGGCGAACGCGTTGGCGAACGCCCGCGGGTCGACCTGTTCGCCATTGATCGCATCGATGAGCGACGTCCAGACGACCTCGCCCGGGGACTTGGGGCGAGCCGCCTCGGCGACGGCCAGCTGGTGGGGGCGGCAGAGCGGGGGATCGCCGACCCCGGCGAAGGAGCATCGCCGGGCCCCCTCCTTGTAGGAGCAGCGGGGTTCCTTGGTCTTAGGGCGAGCCATCGGGGAACTTGGTGTCGATCGCGGCGTCGACGACGGCATCGTTGCTCCGCATCCGATCGGCGATCGCGGCGATCGCGTCCTCCACGGACTCGGCCGACACCTGTCCGCCCAGCCCCTTCTTGATCTCCTCGGCGATCGCGACCACCGCGCCGAGGATGCTCTCGATGATCTCGATGGGCCTGCTGTCGATGAGCGCGCGCTGCATGCCCGGCCCGGTCCCATCGGCGAACTCGCGCCGGGCGACGTCCATGACGGCGTCGAGCGCGGTGACGGCAGAGGAGACGAATGTACGCTGGAGCTGTTCTGTCGACATGTCAGGTGCCCTCCGTGAACTTCTTGACAGCTTCCAGAAGGCCATCGACGGCCTTCATGGCCGCGTCGACCTTCGAGTCGCTCGGGTCGAGCGCTGCGGCGGCGAGGCCGCGATAGACCTCGACGAAGGTGTCGACGACGCGCTGTCGTTTCGCGCGGTAGTCGGCGACGGCACGCTCGGCCTCCTCCCGCGTCGAGGCGCGCTTGACCATGTCCTCCTGATGCGCGAGGTCCCAGACCCCAAGCGCCTCGCGGGCCGAGTTGACCGCGATGAGGCTGGCCCCCAGCGTCTCGATGCGCTGGTTCTTGGTGCAGGCGGTCGTGAGCATGGCGCCGAACAGCGCCAGGGACGACACCCACATGAGCATGAGCAGAACGGGTGACTTGCGAATCCTGATCACTTCGACTCTCCTTGCGGCGGCGCGGCGTTCGGCGCCGGCCCCTTGATGATCTGCACAGCGCCGGTCACGGTCTTGCCGGCCACGTAGGCGCCGAACACCCACGTCGTGAAGTCCTTCCATTGGTCCACGGTCATGACGCGCGTTGCGCACAACACCGTGCCGCCGATGATGAGCGCCAGCGCGATGAGACCACGTTCCGACTCGAGCAGATCCTTGATGGCTCCCATGGCGAAGGAGTATCACCCGGATGAGTGACTACAGCCAACCCTTCGTGAACCGCGCCAACCGGATGGTAACGCCTACTTCTTGGCGCGGGCCGACGTCTTCTTGGACTTCTCGGCAATCTGGCCGGAGGTCCGATCGATGTACGTCTTCCACGCCTTGCCGAACTTCGCGGGGTCGAGCCCCCCGGTGGCCCACCTGACCCCGTCCATGATGCCTTTGACGTAGTCGGAGGTGGGCGGGTACTTCTCGCCCGTCGCGAGCATGTCATCGACGACCGCCGGCGGCGGCTTGCGCACCGGCGGAGCCGCCGGCATCTCCTGTTGCGGCCCGCGCACCGCCGGCCCCTGGCCCTTCGCCCTGCTCGGCTTGGCTTCCGGGGGCGCCTTGGCAGCGCGCACCGCCTTTGCCTTGGTCTCTCGCGCCAGCGTACGCGCGGCGCTCCGGCCGGCGGACGCCCTGGCCTCGGCGACCTCCTGGCCCTTCTTCTCCTGCTCCTCCTCCTTGGAGGAGGCAAGGTCCCGGAACTGCTCGTCCGTGATCTCGCCCATCTTCCACTGGTGGAGGAGCTTGGGGCTCGCGTGCTCGCGAGCCTTGAGCATCTTGCTCACCCAGGACTCACTCCGCCCGATCGCGCGCGCGATCTTGCCCTGGGTGTACTGGGCGCCGGTGTCCGGGTCGTCCGAGGCGCGGAGGCGGACGGCATTATCCGCGAGCTCGTAGGTCGAGAGCCCAGCCCGGGTGCCGACGCTCTCGATCGCGGAGAACAGGTACTGGGTCGCGAGCTCACGCGTCCAGTCGACCGGCTGACCCTCCAGGTCCAGAACGGGAACCATGGCATCCTCGTCGAACCCGGCGAGCTCGATCGCCCGGTGCCGGCGCTGCCCGTCCACCACGAGCTCGGTGATGGTCGCGTTCGGTCCCCGGAGTCGGATGACCTTCATCCGCTCGATGAGTCCGACGAAGACCCGACCTGTCTCGTCGGTGACAGTCTCCGACTTGATGCTGTCCGCCAGCACCTTGAGGCTGGCGTCGTCGAGGCCCGTCACGGATCGGGGATTCGTCCAGTGCTTGGCCTCGAGCGTCAGGTCGCCGAAGCGGACCCAGCGCTCGCCGACCGCATCGCTGGCGCGCCCCACCCCGATCCGGGGCGGGTCCGGGATCGTGTCCTTGTTGTCGTCATCGTCCTCGTCATCCTCGTCGGGCACGACCTCGACATTATCATCATCATCGTCGTCGTCGTCCTCCGCACCCTCATTGGGGGTGCGGAATGGAAGGACCGACTCGTCCTCCTCGTCCTCCTCGTCCTCCTCGTCCTCGAGGCTATCGTCTGGAGCATCCTCGTCGATCGGGTCATCGTCCGATGCGTTGGGCATGTCGTAGCTGTCGTCGACAACCATCAGTTCGGGATCTTGCGTCATCATCGTCATCTTGGATCTCCTTGCGGAGGCGGGGGCTCCGGGGGATGAGGGGTCCCGAAGCCCTTCGCGTACAGTCGGAGGGGAGAGTCGGGGACCGACCTCGCGGGCTACCGCCATCGCCGCGCCGGGGAGCTCGCGCGCCCCGACAGAATTGGGTGACTCTCCATGGATGGGGATGCTGCCCCATCCAACTTGCAAGTTGCAAGGGGTATCAGGTGCCGGTCAACACCTGAGCAGGATCTGTTCTCCGGGTATCCAGCCGTCACGGAGCAGGCCGGCAGCCTCCGCGTAGCACTCGGCATTGGTGCCGACCCAGTAAATTCGCCGGTAGGTCTCCCGGGCCAGTTCGAAGGCGGGCTTGCCGTTTGGCGCCATGATGCCCGCCATCCTGGAGATCTCGGCCAATGTAAACGGACGATTGGAAGCAGCGAGGTCGAGCAGGTGGATGGCCGCCGAACGGATGCGCTCGGCGCGAGCGATCCGTGCCTGTATCCAGGGCGGGGTCACACGTCCACCGGGGTCTTGCGCCGGAACGCGATCGCCAGGGCGTGTTCCGGGGTGGATGAGGACGCGGCCTGATGGATCGCCAGGTACTGGAGCAGGCGCGTCAGGCGGCGCTGCTCGCGGTCCAGGTGCGCGATCTGCTGCTTGAGACGATCTCGTATGTCGGTCATGGAGTCTCCGGGGTCATGGCCCAGGTCGCCATGCAGGCTGCGGGTACCGGCATGGGGGCGGGCGTATCGGCGATGGCGGTGAGACAGGCGTCCTGCATGTCGTCCGGGATGCCCCGATCGAGGTCGACGTGGGCACAGAACAGCTGCAGGTAGACGATGGGGCACCCGGGGCTGTCCATGCCGGACTTGGGGCACCAGGCGCTCGCCTGCGCCTCGCAGGCGGTCACGCGGTCGAGCATGACCGGGGGCCGCGAGGCGCAGGCGGACAGGGCGATGGTCAGGGTCAGTGTCAGGGTTCGGGTCATGGCTCTCCGTCCTTCGAGATCGCGATCTGTATCTCGAGCTCGTGCTCGTCCATCGTAGGCGTGATCGTGCGGGGCAGGGTGAGGATCTCGGTGGCGAGCGCTCCGTCGATGCCCTGGACACGCTTCCACTCCGCCTCCGTCAACTTGGAGAGCACCTCGTAGGGCACGAGGCCGATGCCCTCCGAGCGATACCAGAGGGCCTCCAGGAACGCCGGGCTCTCTGCCGGCGTGTCGTCTACCGGACGACCTCCATCATCTTGTAAGGGTGGGTGGCGGCCGGGTCCACGGCGGCCGGAATTGCCTTGGACCCGGTCGTATCCAACCGGCGCATCGCTTCTCGCAGGGAGACCTGGAGCCGGCCGACCGCCGATGCCATCTCGCGGATCTCGGCGGCATCCCCTGGGCGCGCCGCGACCTTGTCCTCGCGCTCCCCCAGGCTCACCGCGACCGCCTCCCCCGCGAGGCGATGCAGCGGGCGCATCTGCCGCCGCACGGCGAAGTACATGATGCTCGCGAGGAGCAGCTCGAACGCCGCGAACACGACGCCGAGCCGGAGGATGACCGCGTTGCGAACCTCTGCGATGCGCTCTTGCCGCATGCCGACCCGGAAGGATCCCCAGTGGAACAGCTCCTTGTTGAAGCTGTTGCGGATCCAGATCGGCGCCGCGACATCCCAGGCAACGTGGCCGGTGTCGCGATGGTACTCCTGGATGAGCGGTTCATTGCCGACCCACGCCGCGGCTGCCTTGTGCATCGGCGACTCGAAGCGCCGCTTGCTGCGGGCGTTCACCGCGTCCTTCACCGGGTCTCCGGTGGGCTCCGCGGAGAAGCCCTTGAGCGTGGTCGGGATGTACCCCGTGAGGTCGTTCCCCACGGCGTAGAGGAGCATCGAGTCGGAGCTCGTCATGGCATCCTCGAAGGACTGGATGCCCGAAGCGTCCGTGTACCAGTCGAAGCTCGCGTGGTAGCGCGGCTCCGCGACCGGCACGGTGAAGTGGATCTCCGTGTAGGAGGGGTGGACGAGGTCATCCCAGGTGAGCGCCTTGGAGTCGAGCCCCTTCTGCAGGACCGCCGCGTATCCGGCGGCGCCGGACAGCGCGAGGGCCCGGCCGCGCTGCAGGATCTCGTCCTCCTGCTGCGCGACGGCCATGTGGGTGACCCACGCTCCGACGAGCCCCAGCAGGGGGAGAGAGACGAGAATGATGCGGAACGCGGTCCGCGCGCTGATGGACTTCAGATACATCTGGATGCTCCTTCTTGAGTCAGCAGTAGACGATTTCGCCGAACAGGGCGCACTGCACGAGCACGTCGCCCGTCGTGGCGTCATCGGTCTCCATCATCACGTCACGGAAGTGAAACGGGTACTTGTTCGCCATGATGGCCAGACCGCAGCGCAGCTTCTCGAGGGATAGCGTGTGCCCCACTCGAGGGATGGCGGTGTCCCCGTGGGGGAAGAACGTGGCCGTGAAGTAGTTGCTCCACCCCGGCTGATGAGCTCCGCAATCGATGCTCGCCCAATAGGCGCAGCCGCCCTCGATGCCCGAGGTCAGGACGTCATGCAGACGCTGGTCGCACAACTTGACCTCGATCGTGAACTGGTTGTTGATAGGTAGACTCATCTCTATCATCGAGAAAACTCCTCCGGGGTTAGATGTGGCCGTCGCGGATGTAGTGCATGATGGCCTCCCACTTGGCCGACTCATATCGGTCGGCCATATCGGCCGCGTACCGACCTGCCTTGTCAGCATCACCGTGGGCGCGAGCCAAGGCACGCCGCGCCAGGCGCACCACGTCGGTGTGAGTGAATGGCCGTTCCGGTCTCACGGATTGCCGCCCTGGCGGAGGGCGCGTACCTTGCGATCGTGCTCATTGAGCGAGGTCGAGCATACGAGCGCCTCTTCGTGGCTCATCCGTCCGATGATGATGACGATATCGGACCCCGGATCGATGCGCACCAACTCGTACAGCATCCCGTCCGGGCGAACGGCATAGCGTTCCAGGGGCAAGGCGAAACCGTGCATGCCGGACAGCAGGCGGCCATCGCGCACCATTCGGCGACATGTGGCGGCGATGTACTTCTCGCTGATGTCGAGGTCCCCTGGCTCGGGCGATGGACGGTTGACGATCGCGTTCGCGATCCGCCCGGCCGTGGACCATTCCACGGGCCACATATCCCGCAGAACATCAATGACCAGTGTCTGGATGCTGGGTATGCCGGTCGTAGTAGTCACAGTGACTCCTCTCCGAATTCGGAGCGCAGACCTACCGACCTTGTGAATCGGACCAGGCCATGCCCTTTTGTACACCTGAAAGGTTCAAGTTGCGTGGCGCCTCGCTATCGGCTCACGGAGCCGTGAGCGGACACGTCGTCACCATGCCGCCGGACTCCGGCGTCATGGTCATGCCCGTGACGATCGTGCCGGTGTCGGCCACCGCGATGACGAGGTCGATGGTGCCTGGGCATCCGGTCTGGAAGGTCTGCGTCACCAGGGGTGACGGGGCACCCACATCGGAGAACGAGACGACCGTCAGCGTGAGGACTTGCGTGTCCAGACACTCGACCTCGCCGTGTACCCGAAGGGTGCCGGAGCTCCGACCTACGCGACCGGAGCACGTTGGGACCTCCCCCACGAGCGGGGCCTCCTGGGAGGCGCAGGCGGTGGCGCTGATCAGCGCGAAGGCAACGATGTAAGCGGTCATTGCATGCCTATCCGGTTAACGGCCACTTCGATCATTGATGATTTCGACGCAGCGCTCTCGAGCGATGTCCTTGATGATCTGGGCATCCTCCCGTAGGTGGGGAGGGTACTTATCGAGATCACAGAGAGCCATGCCGGTCGCATCCGTTTCCGAGGTGAGTTGATTGCCCGATTCACGGAGTAGCGTCGCGCGCAACTCGCGGATCTGGTCGTCAGTGATAGACTTAGCGGTAAGCATTCCGCTCCTTGGGTGTCGACCGGATAAGCATGGGTCATTGGTATCTCCTTGGGAGGTCAGCGAGGGCAGAGCGCCGGTGCGATGGCGTCGACCACGCGCTCGGCGAGCGCGCGCACGACCTCCGGTCGCAGATGGTCGGGCGCGTCAGGCATGGACGATTGAGGTAGCACGTCCATGACGTGCTCCACGAGGAGGGCGCGCCTCTCCCGCCGCGCGGCGGCGAGCTCGGAGGCGATGAACGCCTCGTGCGACCACGCGGCGACGACCCGGAAAGCATTCACCAGCGCGTCGGCGACCAGCGCGTTGACCTGGCGACAAGCGTCCTCCAGGGAGTCGCACGGGGCCAGCGTGCGCAGCGACGCGTGCGTCGTGAGCCAGCATCGTTCCCTGACCGATGCCGACACGATGGTGAACACCGGCGTCCCACCGACCTCCATGTACGAGCAGTACACCCCGGCACTGACCCTGCGGAACCTGATGGGGAGCTCGCAGCGGGGGGTATCAGACCGCATCGGCGGCGATATCCCACGCCGCGCGCTCGGCGCGCAGCATATCCGGGTGCATCTCGGTCATGGCCTCGTGGGCCACGATGACGTCCGTGGTCCAGATCTCATCACCCGCGTGACGGAGGATCCATGCGGCTTCGATGAGGCGCAGCGCTGCCGGGTGCAGCGCTGCCCGGCTTTGCAGCTCCACCGTGTACTGATTCATGGGCGCGTCGCAGGTGATGCGCAGCTGTGCCTCGCCACAGTCGGGCGAGGACGTGACCCACGTCTGGACGCGCTTTTCCTCGAGCTCGAGGAAATCGGGGGCAGGATCCCCCGTGAAGTCCTCGACGAGCTCATCGATGAGGGAGTTCGCCCCACTCAGCGAGCTGAGGCCTGGTTCGGCATCAGCTGCCCGATCCGGATCCTGGTACCGAAGTGACAGGGAAGCCGTACGCAGCCGGGGCTTGGTACGCAGAGAGTAGCGCGCGGCGAGGCGGCCAGCGCCGGAGTCCGGCTCGGCGAGCGTCGCGGACACCCGCGCGCATGTCGCCCACAGCGCCGCCTGGTCCACATCCAGGCGGCAGGCATGCGCGCGGCGCAGCGCGTAGGCGAGCGGCCACTCGAGGTCATCCGGGCCACATCGCCCGGCGATCTCACCGACATCGGCAGGGGTGACCTCGCCCTCCCCGAGGGAGGTGGCCACGCGGCGGACCGCATCGTCCCACGCTGGGCCATCGGAGGCGTGGCGGCGGCCCTTGCCGAGTCGCGCCGCCCACGACATCCGCGCGGTGCGATTGCCACCGTCGACCCCAAATCCCATGGGGCCGCCGGTGCCGCCCAGCTCGATGGCCAGCAGCGCGCGGAGCCGCCTCCGCGCCTCCGCGCCATCGTCGTCCGGCTCCAGCTGGAGCCACGCGCGCGCGTGGCTGCTCACGGTCTGGCATCGCGATCGAACACGGTCGGCGGCCGTGGCCGTCAGGTGCAGATCGACGATGAGGGGGTCCGTCCCCTCCGGTAAGTCCGCTGCGCAATCCCGTCTTGTGAGGGTCATGTTCTTCTCTTCCTTTTTGGCCCTGGCATCTTCAGTGCGGGTAGGGCATGCCCCGCAGACCACGCAAGAATCGCGTGGTTTCGCCTAGAACGAGAACATCCAGAGGGCGATCACCGCGGGCACGTCTACGGTATGCAGCGTGATCATGCACACTGCGCGGCTACCGTCGTCCGCCGCGGCGGTCTCCTCGTCTCGCCACGCGAGCGTCACCTGCCCGCCTTGCGAGATATCGCCATCGTGACCAACGACGGCACGCGTATAGGCCATGCGAACTCTGTCGAGTGCATCCTGGTACGTGCTGCCCGCCGGCAGCACCTCGACTGGCCCGTGGCTATGGATGATTCGGTAGTTTTTCATGCGTCCTATTGTAGCTCGGGCGTTGGTCCGCTTTGGCCGGGCGGGCGGGTGGTCATGGGCAATCCCCGAGCAGTTCAAGGAGCTTGTCACGCGCTGCCACTACCCAGGCGGCGTCCCAGTTCCAGGCGAAACTGGCGGCGTCGACGGCCCTGGCGACGGCGTCGTCGGCGGCCCTGGCGTCGTCGGCGGCCCTGGCGTCGTCGGCGGCCCTGGCGTCGTCGGCGGCCCTGGCGTCGTCGGCGGCCCTGGCGTCGTCGGCGGCGGCGGCGCGAAACTGCTCTGGCGTTCCGCCGATGCGATACAGCTCGGCGACGCGCTCGACGGCGGCGCGCACGTCGGCGCGGCCATCCGCGAACCGGACGACACCCCACGTGTCATCGACGAGGAGCCAGATGGCGAACTTCGGAGCACCACTCCGGGTCCTCCTCGCGCATCCACTGCGCGCAGTCGCGCGACACGCGGATACGCTCCGCCCCGTTGTGGGGGTACGTGCCGCTGTTTCCAGCGGCGACGTGGCTCGCCCGGAGGGCCTCCGGCATGAACTCCACGATGACCGTGTCGGACCGCTGTCCTCCCCAACGGCACCGCGTCCCAGACCATTTACCGCATTCACACGTGCACTGCGGCTCGACCTGGCTCGCGAGCCAGTCCCAATACGCCGCGGAACCATCGCCACCATCTACCACAGCAAGCGCGTCGTCCGGCAAATGCTCGCGCTCGATGGCCTGAATGACGGAGTTCTCGAACTCCATCGCCTCCGGCCGCCCGCGGCCGAACAAAGCGATGAACTGTTCACGGGTGGTGACCTTCACAGCTTCACCCTGGCCGCGTCCGTGACCTCGGGGTGACGAGAGACGAGCGTGCGCCGATAGTGTTTCACGCTGCGGTGCGTGCCGACCTTGGCCTGTTGGGACCCGGCACGGGGGCCCGTGGTCCATGTGTTCAGTTCCGCGGCGATCTTGCGATTCGCCTCATCCGTCGCGATGGCGACGGCATTGATCATGCGTTGCGTGACCTTGAGCATGTGATCTCCTGAATCCCCTGGCTCATCAGTGTGGGTAGGGGTAGCCCCCACAGACCGCGCTCGCCCGCGCGGTTTCGCCTATAGGCGGTGGATCAGCATCCAGAGCAGCCCGGCGCCAGGGGCGCCCACAGCGAGAACGTACCCCATCGCGCGCACGAGCGTGAAAGGCTCACGGTGATCTCGCGCGGTGAGGTCCTCTCCGTGGACATACGCCGGGTGCGACACCGGCGCCTCCGGCGCGATGGGCGGGATGGCGTAGGCGAGGCTGGCGCGTCGGACCACCACCCGGGCAGTCTCGAGGTCGGCCAGGCGGACCTCGGCGGATTGTGGACTCGGCGCCCACAGTGGGGACATCTGCCGTGCGGGATGTGTCGGAACCGTTCGGGGGTGGCGCTCGTGCGCGGGAGCGCGGCGCAGGGATGCCGGGGCGGGCGCCGAGGGCTGCGTCGGAGGGAGTACCGCCTTGCCCCGGAAATAGAGGTCGCGATGGCTAGTCATGTTGTTTGATCCGCTGTTGTGTCGGTCGACCCACCACCGTTGGGTGATGGTGTCGATGGGCACAACGGCCCTAGTCCGCGATGGCGTGCCGCCGAGTCAGAGGCGGGCGATCCTCAGAAATGCAGCGGCGGCACGATGGAGGCGCTCGGAGGGATGTGGTTGCGGGCAAAACGATTCGTGGCCGCCGGTCAGTGCGCGGATCACGCACTCGGTGGCGATCGGGTCGACGGCCATCGCCTCGCTGCACAGGGCCAGGACCCACGAGTCCAATTGTTCGCGCCGCATGGTCGGCTGGTCCGCCTAGGCTCGCCGCACGTAGCCCTGTCCATGGACGGGCATGAATTCTGGCATGTCGGACTGATCGTCTCGGCCTGGCGGCTCGGGGTGCGACACGCGGATCGAGCAAACGGCAAAGCAGCCGTCGTCATCCCTGGCGGACGCCTCGTCTCGCCACACCAGAGTAGTATCGCCGCCATCCGCGATGTCACCGTCGTGACCGATCTCGGGGTCGGTGTACGTCTCGCGGACGGCGGCGAGCGCGTCCGCGTACGTGCTGCCCTCTGGCAGCCGCTCGGTGATGCCGTTGCTGTGGACGATGCTGTAGATCTTGTTCGTCATGTCATGTCCTGTGGATGTTGTGTCGGTCGATCCACCACCGCTGGGGTGATGGTGTCGATGGGCACAACGGCCCTAGTCCGCGATGGCAAAACGCCCGGCATGGTACGCCATGAACTCCTTGCGCCGCCGCGCACTGCCGAGGTCAATCCGCTGGCCATTCTCGTAATGGAAGGTCTGCTCGGGCATGACCTTGGTTCGACCACATATCTCGACCTCCTGTGCCGGGGTGACGTGGTCGAACGATGTGAGGCAAACCACCTCGTACCTTTTCGCGGGTCTCACATGCCCTCCGCCGCGGAGCGTAGGGCCCGCAACGCCTCATCGCCCACCGCGGCGCGAATGGCCAGCCCGATCCGGAGGCACGCTTTGTAGGTGCGCTCTGCAGCCCGGCTGTCGGTGTTGTAGCCGAACTCCTCCGCCCACGCCTCGAACGAGGCGTGATCGATCGCCTCCGCATCCAGGAGTAGGCTGTGCATCACTTCGGCGACATCTGGATCGATCCGAGCTCCGCGCTCGAATCGGTCACCCGCACCACCGCCATGTGGCGGGCGGGCCTGGTACCCTGTGGTCACCTCGAAATCGATGGCGGAATCTTGTGCGACGGTGGGTACCCCGCCATAGGCGGGGTAGCTGGGACAGTGACCGATCCCTGCCTCGTATCTCGTTACGATGACGTCGTTTGGGAGGGTGTCATCCCCGATCCTGGGCGCACTCCTGTGATACAGCGTGATATCCCACTGCAGGCGCCGCTCCTTGCGGTCCCCCCGGAATGGGATGAACGTCCAGTCCATCGTGAGGCCGTACTCGGACATGGCCTCACAGAGCTTGTGTTTCGGTGTCATCGTTGACTTCCTCTTTAGCCCATGCTCATCAGTGCAGGGTAGGGCGTCATCACCTGCAGACCGCGCTCACTGCGCGGTTTCGCCTAGTCCACGTGCCCCGTGCCCCCGTGGTACTCCGCCTCCGTCATCGTAAGCTTTCATGCATCCCGCGAGAAGTAGTAGCTCTCGCCGCTCCATATGCAGACGGATCCCAGGTAGCGCCCATCGGCATCCACCGTAGGCTCGTGCTCGGTGAACTCCACCCTGATATCACCACAGCAGTTCGGGATGTATCCCGAAGGCTCCACCACCTCTGTCCCCAAAAAACCGGCTACTCGGTCGGCGAACTTGCGCGCCTCCATTGGCTCGTTATCACGAAGCTCCCACTTCAGGTATACGGTACCCTGTTCGGGGCCCTCATTGGCGTAGACAATGACGAACATTGCGATTCTCCTGGTGTCGGCCTGTCCCCTGGCTCATCAGTGCGGGGTAGGGGTGCCCCCCCGCAGACCGCGCTCTCGGCGCGGTTTCGCCTACTCCTGACCTGCAGACCGCGCTCTCGGCGCGGTTTCGCCTACCTTGGGTCAGATCCGTATCTGACGGCATGAGCATGAGACTGGCATAGCGCTCGCGCGCGACCCATGTCCGGGGCATCGCCGAGCTTGATAGTCTGCAGCGGTAACGCCCCCCGCCATTGCGTATACCACGCACGGCATCCGCCCTCCGCGCGGACGATTCGGTACGCACCGTGCCAGGATTTGGCCTGGTACACTACGGCGGACGTCACACCATCGGACCATCCCTCAGACCATAGAAGCTCCATCATAAGCGCGATCTCACTGTGTTGGCCCGTAGTTGGGATTGATCGAGGTTGTAGTCTTTTGTGGACATTGCGAGGTTCTCCCCAGGCTCGTCAGTGCAGGGTTTGGGGTGGCCTGCAGACCGCGCTCGGCGCGGTTTCGCCTACTCGTCCTGGGCGCGCATTTCTGCGCACTGGTCCAGCAGATCGCGCGCGATCGCGCGCGCGTCGAACCGCTGCACCTTGCCGCCGACGACACCGGGAACACCGCTGGCCCCACAGTACGGGGCGCTGCTGGGATCGAACTGCACATCTCCCCAGCGCACGCACCACGTGCCATCTGTCCAGACGCACAGCCGAACGTCGCACTCCCCCTCGACGTTGGCATTGATGTCGCGCAAGTTCTGCGCGACATCGGCGATGCTCGGAAAGCGCACTCTCATTTGTAACCTCCATGAGGGGCGCGCATCGGCGCGCGCCGCTCTCGCAAGTCACAACTTGCTTGCCCGTTCACGACCACGTCCGCGGCAGCACGGCGCTCCGGGTAAGGGAGTGGTCCGGCGTTTCGACTGCGCCCGGTGCGCGCATGGCATGCGCGACACCGGGGAATGCTGCTCTGGCGTGAGTCTCGGGCTATTCGGTTGTCAGAGAGACCGTGAGACCTTGGCGAGATCCCGACGTGTGTCGGGCGCTCGCCGAACCCTCACGACCGGGGGGGGCGGAGGGTTACCCCATGCGCCGGAAGCGGGGCAAATGGCCGCAGTCCGCGGTGAAGTTGTCTGCGGATGCGGACATCGGATCGATGCGGATCTTGCCGTTCTCGAACACCGTCTGCACCACGATGGCCCGGGGTGCGGTGTCGAGTGGCGCGTGGTACCAGAGTCGATCGCCGCGCCGAGCGGCGGCGAGGACGTCGTCCCACGATTCGAAGCTCACCAGATTCAGCATCTCGTCTCCTTCCCGGGGCAACCTCGCCCGGTCGAAGAACGGTATTGCATCGAGCTTGCCAGATCCAGCCTTGAAGCTTTCAAGCGTTTGCAGCCTGACCTCACTATGAAACCGGGTCCGTCCCTACGCGTAGGGGAGTCTCACTGGGAAGTCCGGGTGGCACCTCGTGGGAGTTCGCGTACTTGAGCCGCGTCGCGTTCTACGCGTAGGAATTCCTCACCGTGAGGCGCCTAACGGTGCCCAGGTCGCCAGGGCGAGCCTTGGGGTTGGCCCCGGCGCGAGTCCGGGGGACTGGCCCGGCGCGGGCCTGGCGGCGCTGGGGGGCCTCTCCTGGCCCCTCCTGGCCCCTGTGGGGCGGTTAGCCTGCCCTGGGCGACCGTGAGGCGCCCTAACGGTAGAATTACCTCATCGTGAGGCGCCTAACGGTGGCTCCGTGAGGCCCCTAACGGGGCGAAAATGAGGCGCCTCACGTCCGCTGGTGTCACCGTTAGGCCGTCTACCTGTGGGGTGCTGGCCATGGAAGGCAGCCCCATGGCCAAGGGAGGTGCGCAGATCCCCCATGAAATTCCCATCGAATCCCCATGCAATCGCCACGCAGTTCCCACTGAGGTGTGCATGATGGGAGGGTGCCAAGGTTAGACCTCCATGACGATGACGACCTGCCGCCAGACCATCAACCAACCGCCTCGTCGAGCGACGTGATCCGGCCGCGGCCGTCGCTCTGCACCGCCGGGTGCTCGCACTACCATCACTTCATCATCCAGGCAGACGCTGCGACGCCGAGCGGCGTGCTCCTCCCGGTCCATGGACTGCCGGCGTCGCGGTTCGCGCGTGTGACGCCGGATGGGACCGTGGTGACGGCGCTGCCGGTGTTCCACGAGGAGCATCACCACTACTGCTACCCCACGCCGGGCATCGAGATCCCGCTGGGATCCACGCCGGTCCTTCGGTGCAACCGCTACGAGTGCGCCGACCCCAAGCAGTTCAGGTCCCATACCGCGCTCGTTCAAGCATGGGACAGGGCCTACGCCGAGCTTCGTGCGGAGGCGGATGAGTTCGATCGCTCCGTTCAAGAGACACTGACCCCCAAGGAGACCCCATGATTGACCAACTCAAGACCGATTTCGCAGCCGTGGTCGCGCGGCTACCCAATGGGCCGCTCGTGCCCGCCTCGGACGTCCGGCAGTTCCTTGCCGACGAGCTTCTCCCCTTCGTGGGGTCGATGCTCGAAGAGATCGACGACATCGACGCGACGATCGCGGCGCTCGCCGAGGGCAGCGAGGACGTGTTGCACGCGGACAGTGCGGCCGTGTTCGCCGCGCTCATCGTGTCCGGCCGGGCGCTCATGCTCGACCTCAAGAAACGCGTGGCGCACGACCCCCAGGCGGTCGCCGCGGTGGGCGTCTGGATGGACCTGGCGTCCAAGGCCGAGTCTCTGCTCGAGGACATCACGCTCGATGAGCCCGAAGAGGGGGCGGAGTCCGAAGAGGAAGAGGAGCCCCAAGAGGACGACGAAGAAGATCCCGAGGACGACGAAGACGAGGGACCGTGAAGCGCGCCACCGTCAAGCAGGTCGAGCAGCCCGTCGAGCCGCCAGACGACGAGCCGGAGCCGAGCTCCGTCCCTGACTCGGAGACCGCGCTCGAGTCGGTGCCGGACGCGCCGGCGGAGACGACGCCTCCGCCGGCGGCTCCGCCGACGGCCAAGGAGCCGGCCCGCGAGAAGCTGTCGCCGAACATGAAGCGCATTCGCGACGAGGAGGAGTCCGGTCTGCGTGACTGGCTGCAGGTCCTCAGCGCGGATGGCGGCGTCTTTCGCGTGGCGTTGCGACGGACCGAGCCAAAGCACCTGCGCAACCCCAAGACGGGGCAGGACGTCTCGACCGAGGGTCACCTGCGCAGCTACGACGAGTTTCCCGACGAGGATCAGATCCAGAGGGAATTCGGCGGCGGCAAGTACCACATCAAGGTGATGCGCCAGAACGAGCGCGGCTCGTGGAAGTTCGTCAACCATCGCCACCTGACCATCGCCGGGGACCCGCGGCTCGACCATCTTCCGCTGACCGCCGAGCCGACCACCGTCGCGCCGACGATGAGCCATGAGGAACCGACCATCGCCAAGGCGGCGTTCAACTTGATGGCCGAGCAGCTCAAGATCAAGAACGAGCGCCCGCCAGATCGGGAGATCGATCCCGCGATCCGGATGATGTTCGAGCAGAACCGCGAGGCGATGGCCGCGCTGCGACGTCAGCTCGACGCGGTCCAGACCGAGAACGCGGCGCTGCGCAACCAGAAGCCGCCGGACGACCCGTTCCGGGACAAGATGCTGGACACGCTCATGACGGGCGACAGCGCCCGCCTGACGGCGCTCCGCGCGCAGCACGAATCCGAGCTCCGCCAGCTCCGGGAAGGCTTCACGCAGGACATCAAGCGCATCGAGGATCGCCACGACCGAACGATCGAGGCCATGCGGCGCTCGCACGATGACGCCGCGGCGTCGATCAAGATGAGCTACGAGCGCGAGATCGCGGCGATGCGGCTGTCGCACGAGACAGCGTTCAGCGCCGCGAAGACGACGGCGGAGGTCCAGGCGCACACGCTCAAGGCCGAGATCGATCGGCTGACCCGCGACAACACGGAGCTCAGGCAGGACGTGAAGGAGCTCCGCGAGAAGAAGGAGAAATCGATCATCGACTCGATCGAGGAGGTCGAGAAGCTCAAGGACCTGATCGGGTCGAGCGATGGCGAGAAGTCCGGCATCGACAAGGTGGTCGAGGCGTTCACGAGCCCCACGGCCGTCGAGGGCATCGGCAAGATCATCAGCCGCATTCCCGGCGTGGGCGGCGGCCAGCCGGGCATGCCCGAGGGCATGATGCAGAACCCCGCGACGATGCGTCCGCGGGTCGTGCAGGACCAGAGCGGGCAGAAGTTCATCCAGGTGGGCAACCAGGTCGTGCCGGCGCGGCGCAAGCCCAAGATCGTCACGACCAGCGAGGGGGCACAGATCGAGGTGCCCGCCATCGAACCGGACACCATCAAGACCATGCTGTCGCTGCTGGAGAACGCGTTCTCCAACCGGATGGAGCCGGAGATCGTGGCCCAGAGCGCCAGGCCACACATGCCGGTGGAGGTCATGGGGTGGGTTCAGGAGCACGGCATTGACTTGTTCATGAGCAAGGTGGCAAAATTGCCTGGTACCTCACCCCTCATGTCGCAGGCTGGCAAGAACTGGCTTCGCAAGGTGGGAGAGGTGCTCACCGGCACCGGATGACGGGTCGGTGAACGAGGTCCGAGATGTCGTCCAGCCAAGGACAGTCGTCTCGTGATCCGCCATCGACACCCCGCCCGCTCTCCGATTCCCCCGCTCTCCGGCATGGGGTACGGGCGGGCGCGGATGTTCTGGACCCCCGACCAGGTGCCGACGAGCCGGGTCGGCTACAACGGGGCGCCGCAGACCATCGCGGTGATGCGCAAGGCGGTGCTCGACGACGCGAACAGCTTCGCGACGCGGCAGCTCGCCGAGAGCGTGTGCGAGTGGCTCGACTCGAAGGACTACATGAGCGAGTACCAGGCGCTCTACCACTTCCTCCTGCAGCGCACGCGGTACATGCGCGACCCGCGTCGTACGGAGCTCGTGCGAGCGCCCTACATCATCAGCCAGCAGATCCTCGCCGGTCACCGCCCATCGCTCGACTGCGATGACATGGCGACCTGGCTGGCGGCGGCGGTGACGGCGGTGGGTGGACGGGCGGAGTTTGTGACTTGCGCCTTTCAAAACATGGTCTACAACGGCCAAGTCCAGTATTCGCACGTATTTACGCGTGCGATGGAGCCGCGCACGCGCTGCATGATCGTGCTCGATCCGGTGGCCGCGGAGAAGACCTCGCAGATGCTGTCTCGTATCAAGAACTCGTCCTCCTGGCCCATCGCAGCCTGAAGGGAACCTACATGGCCTACAACCTGCCAAAGCCCTGGGACCCAGGGTACTGCCTTCCGGGCAACGTCGACGAGGAGGGCCTCGAGCGCCGGGCGTTCGTGACCAAGCAGGTGCCCCGGGGCACCTACGACGACCCCGACGTCGGGACGGGCGGCTACGTGGTGCCGCAATACGTGATGGACGAAGGCTACGGCCAGGGGACCTACACCACGAAGTGGGCGCCCGGTGGGACGTACGCCGGGCCGCGCATCCCGCACTGGCTCAACCAGCATCCGCAGGTGGTGCGCTCGGCGCGGATGCCGGGCGGCGGTCGGGAGATCACGATGCTCTCGGCGTTCGGCGACGCGGAGCTGCCGGCGCCCTACGAGGACTACGGCCAGCGCGCGGCGCAGATCATCCTGTCCAGGGTCAAGAGCGTCCCGCCCAAGAAGCGGCAGGATGCGCTCAAGCAGATCATGGACAAGATCGACCGCTCCCTCTGGACGAGGACGCAGGACATCTGGAAGCGGTACATCGCGCAGGGCATGAACCCCGGCCAGGCCATGCCGCTCGCGATCAGCCGCGCGATGTCGACGGGGCTTGCGGCCGAGGTCATCAACACGGGTCTGCGACGCGCGGCACCCCAGGCAAAATCTCTCCTGGGCCTGGGGTGCTATGGCTGCATGGCAGTTCTGGGAGATACCGCGGATTGCCAATCGAGCCCCGGGTTCTCCTGGGTCTACGGTTCCGCGGGAATTCCGGGTCACTGGACCCGGACCATGGCAGGCGCGCAGGACGTGCCGTTCTGCGCGAGCGGGGCGCCACCCGGCGCCGCGACGGTCGACCCGTCGCAGACCGAGGTGCGGGACAACCGCCCGACCGGCGCGTTCTACGTCGGGCCGTTCCAGTTCGATGACCGGCTCCAGAACCGGGTCTGGGCGTTCGGTGGGTCCACGAGCTCGGCGGGCCCTGGCCGCACCCCAGACCTCATGTATCCATCGCCCGATCCGAACTGGCGGCCAACGACGACCTCGGCGAATGTCGTCATGCGGCCGGTCGATGCGGACGTCCTTGGATGGCTTCACGACCGGCTCGTCGAGGCCCACGACGCTGCTGGGAAGACGGACGTCGGCACCACGTATCCGCACATGATCGCGCAGGAGGGCAAGGGCTCGTCGCCGGACTGGGGGAACTGGTTCGACGCGATGGGCATCACGATGGACACGCCGGTCCGGCAGCACACCCTGTGGTACCTCCTGACCGGCATCGATCCGCTCGTTCGCACCAAGCATCCGACGACGAACGAAGACCTGGTCATGCACGTCATGCTCGACCCGATCGACCCGTACCAGGTCGGCTCGGCGACCAATCCGCTGGCGTTGAAGGTCTGGCTGTCGAGGATCCCGGATCCGGGCGTCTTGGGGTCGATCTGGAACACGCTGGTCCAGATCCCGGCGACGGTGGTGATGCCGGTGCGCAATGCCGTGGTGGACACGGTGCGGGACCTGGCCGACCTCGCGTGCGACGTCCTGAACAGCACGCTGAGTGGTCAGCAAGGACAGGCCGCGTCGGCCGCGGCGGCGACTGCCGCGGGCGCGCCCCCTCAGGTGGGCGCGGCGGGGGCAGCGCTCGCGCAACAGGCGTGCGGTCAGCGCCCGCCGGCGCCGGTCCCGCCGCCCTCGTCGTCGTCCTTGACGACGACCCTACTCATCGCAGGGGGCGCCGTCGCGGCGGTCGCGATCCTGCTCTCTTCGCGGAAGAGGTCGGAGCCATGAGCGAGGTCACATCACGCAACCTTCTGACGTCGCTCGGCATCGGCGATTTTAGCGCGACGATGATCATCCCGTACATGATGATCGCTCCCGCGACGACGGATCCGAAGTCGGCGCAGATCATCCTGCTCGTGCGACAGCTGCAGCGCGAGCTCTACCGGATGGGCGCGACCAGCGTGCCCAACAGCGGCCACCTGGACCCGCCTACGGCATCTGCGTTGCGGCAGATCGTCGGACCGGACTGGGAGCGCATGTCGTGGGCAGACAACATCGTGGCGGTCCTGGCGGCGCGCGATCAGGGACGTCGGCTGTCCTCGGGCGTACCAGATGACTCGGCGCCGATGGCGACCAGCGGCCTGGGGTTCCTGCCCGACGTTCCGGGTGGTCTCTTGACCTACGCCATTGCCGGCATCGTGGCCTACCACTTCTGGAAGAAGACCAAGCCATGACCTACACGAGGACTCCGGTGGTCTACCAGTCGCTCGGCGACGATGGGCAACCGTGGTGGGCATCGGTTCTCGACTACTTCGGGATGGGCATCCTGGCGCCCGAGGACGCAGAGCCCGATGACGCGGTGAACCAGACCGCGAGCGGCACCACGACGTCCGCGGACGATTTCTCGAGCATCGGCGGGGTGTGCAAGGCGAAGAACTTCCCCGCGCTCAACGCCGTGCGCGCGTTCCAGGGGCAGCTCAACCGGGTGGCGCAGGTTCGCGGGTGGGGCAAGATCGTGACGGACGGCGCGGTGGGGCCCAAGACGCTGGCGCTCCTTCACCAGGTGCAGGGCATCGCGAGCGGCTCGGTCATGGGCGACACCTCGAGCTGCATGGGGGTGGCGCCGGACGTCGACGTGCTGGCGGCGCAGGTGATGGCGCTGGCCAACTCGCTAGGGGCCCCGGCCGAGGTGTCGGGCCCGCTGGCGATCACGGTGCCCACCATCGTGACCAAGAGCGGCAAGACGGTGGCCTCGCCGGACGCCGGCGCGATCGGCGCGTTCGCCACCCTGGGCCCGGTCGAGAAGCTGGCAATTCTGGGGGTGGCAGGGACGATCGGCTACTTGGTGCTCCGCAAGAGCAAGAAGAGGAAGTGATGTACACCCGCCAGCAGCTGGGGGATGGGACGACCACCACGTCGTCTTTCAACCTTCATGACATCGCGACGTCGCCGAGCGTGAAGACGGCATCGGCGATCGCGCTCACGTTCCACGGCTATCGCCGGACGGGCTCCATCCTCTGGGCGATGTTCTACGGCCTGGCGGGGCGGCTCGTGCCGGTGGTCGCGGTCCCGATCTCGGTGGCCCAAGGCTTCGGCCAGAAGAGGCAATGTCCATGAAGTTCGCCTATCAACGGGGTGGGGCGCCGCTGCTCAGCTGGCAGCGCAACGTCCCCCACCAATCACGCGCGGCCGATACGGTGGCGCTCGGATCCCTGTCAGGCGGCACGCTCTCGGGCACGAGCCTCCAGGGCTCCACGCTCGAGGGCAGCTCGCTCTTGCCGCGGCCGGGGGCGCCCGAGCCGATCGGCGTCACGCGCGCGGCGATGTCCGGTCTGGGGGCGAACTGCTCGTGCTCGGGCACGTGCGGTTGTCAGACGGGGTCGGCGTCGGCGGCGCTGTCGGACATCGCGGACTCGGTGCCCGGGGGCTACGTGACGCTCGGGGTCGGGGCGTTCCTCGCCTGGAAGTTCCTGTTCAAAAAGAAGCGGCGGTGATGGGTCGGTACTCCGTATACGACTACACGCGCCGGGTCTACGACTACTACGACGGACCTGGGCCGGGTGGCACGCACGCCGGATCTCCGCCGCGTCCGCGCGAGGTGCTCGGCGATGACGGGCGTCCGCAGGGGGCGCCGCCGACGCGTGCTGCCTGGAAGCTGCCGCTGGGGGCCAAGAAGGTGGGGAGCGGCGAGCTCCCCCAGGGTCGCATCGCCAGCCTGGATGGCGCGGACCTGTTCTCGGATCCGAGTAGCCTGCTGCTCTACGGAGCGATCGCGCTGGTCGCCTGGAAGGTGCTGCGATGACCTACATGAAGCGTGGATCGATGGCGGACGTGCCCGACGGGAACTGGATGGATCCGCAGTACTGGGAGCGCCAGCAGTGCCAGCAGCAGGCGACGGCCACGCTCGCGCCGCTGCGCGACAAGATCGACGACCTGTCGAACAACTGGAACACGACCGGGTTCTATACGCCCGACGAGCTCTTGTCGGGGGTCACCACGGTGATGGCGGCGGTGGTCAAGGCGCAGGGGACCATCGACCAGGTGCTCGCCGATCTCACGACCGCCGGCGATGATCTGCACGCCGCGGCGGATAGCCTCTTCGCCGTGGGGCAGCGGTCGCTCGACTACACGCACGCCGCGCAGCAGGCCCAGCAATCTGGGATCCGACTCGTCAACGCGCCGGGGTTCAAGCAATGGGTCATCACCTCGCTGCAGACTGGCGCCGACGCGATGCAGACCGCCTCGGTGGCGGCATGCCTGAATCCCTGGTGGTTGAGCGCACTGTCGGCGTTTCAGAGCGGGTTCGAGGTCGCCTGGACCGCGGTGAAGGCGATCGGCGCGACGGCGCTGCTCGTGGGCGAGGACGTTCTGAAGGTGGCGGCGTCGCTGCCCGAGCTGTACGACAAGTACAAGTGGGTCGGTCTGGCGGCGATCGGCGCGCTCATCGCGTTCAAGTTTCTGAAGCCGAAAGGATGAGGCGGTGAAGCGCATCCCCGAAGAGGCCGAGGAGGCCGTCGACAAGTACGTCGAGTTCCATCGCTACGAGCCGCGCCGCATCGGCGAGTTCCCCGCGTCGTTCCGGATCCCCACGCACCTGAACCGCGCCGGCCGCAACCTCCATGTGACCTATCGCTCCGGCAAGGTGGATCCGGCGACGCTGCGCAAGCCAAAGCGGCCGGTCGACTACATCCACGAGCACGATGCGGGGGTCGTCTGCTACACGGCGGATGGAGACGGTCCGCGCGTCGAAGTCCCGGCCCGGTTCCGGGACGTGCCGGCGTTGACCCGGCTGGGGCAGAGCCTTGGATTCGCGTTCGAGGACGTCGATGGGAAGAAGGTCGTAGCGGAGTCGCGTGAGCCCTATCCAGATCTGTACACGACCCCCGACGGGAAGTGCCTGCTGATCATCCAGTCGCGCAAGCAGGTGCTCGCGATGATCTGGGGCGGTGGGCTCGGTGTGTTCGGTCGAGGTATCGATGGTTGAACCCCCATCCGCGGATGGGATCCCGAACAACCTCGTCGCCGCGCTGCTCTTTGCAATCACGGCCCTGGCGGGGGTGATCGCCTACCTGTTTCGCCACTTCACGAACCGGATTGCGGAGCTCGACACTGACCGGCAGAAGCACGACGCCGAGGTCGCGAAGGAGCGCGCGCAGTGGGCGGTCGATCGCGCGCAGCTCTCGGGCTCGCGCGAGGAGATCGCGAACGAGCTGCGGCTCGAGTTCGAGGCCAAGCACCGCCAGGCGCTGCAGGACCACATCACGACGATCCGCGAGATCTTCGAGGCGGCGCGCGAGAACGAGAACACGGCGCGGCGCGAGTACACGGCCAACATGGAGTTCATCAGCCGCACGGCTGCCGACGCGAACGAGAAGATTGGCACGGTTCTGGAACGGTTCTACGACCGCCTGGCGTCCACTCGACGGCCGCCACACGGAAAGGGTTGAGTTTTGCTTATGAAACCGAGACGCATCGCTGATGGGAGTGGGTCAGGACGCGGCAGTTGTACCGAGGCCGCGTGCGTACGCGCACTGCATTCGTACATTGACCTCCGAGCGAAGGCGGAGCGCCTGAACGCGCTGATCGACGCCGATGAGAGCGTCAAGCCCTGCGAAAAACGACCGCCGACCGACGATGGGGGGTTGACTTAAGTGATCTCGTGCCTCTTGTGTTGATCTCGTGCCCATCCTCTACGTCAACGGTCGCCGGCGCGGGATGCGGGTTTCCGGCCGTGCCGTGATCCGCAATCCGGCCAAGAAGCGGCGGCGCCCGCTCGCGGGTGCCGCGCTGCTCTCACATCGGAAAAGGATGCGCAAGGCGACCGGGGGCATCCTTGAGCGCGTGCGGAAGAAGGCGGCGAGCATCAACAGGCATGCCGCCAAGCACCGAAGCAAGAAGCGTCGGGTTGTTCGGATCTGGGATGACCTCGGACCGTCGCGGCGTGGCGTGGCGCGTCCGGCGCCGCGCAAGCATCCGATGCACCGGCAGCGGAAACGAGACCGTCTGATCCTCGCGGCCGAGGCGTCAGCTCGCCGCAGAACACGCAAGGGCCGGAAGGCCGGAAGGAAATCCAGCATGGCGAAGAAGCGGCGCATGAGCGCCAAGACCCGCGCGAAGCTGTCGCGCAAGGCCAAGGCGCGCTGGCGCGCGCGTCGGGCGTCCGGCAAGTTCGGTCGCATGGGCCGCACCAGGCGCCATGCGCAAATGCGGCGCGGTGCGCGCAGTCGCAAGGCGAGGGGCAAGGGCAAGCGTGGGCGTCCCCGCAAGGCGAGGGGCAAGGGCAAGCGTGGGCGTCCCCGCAAGGCGCGTCCCCGCAAGGCGCGTCCTCGCAAGAGCAAGACCGCCAAGACGGTCGTGATGCTGACCTCAGCGGGCGCGCGCACGATCCGCATGAATCCGGGGCGGCGCCGGCGCTACCGTCGGAACCCGCGTCGGCGCTATCGTCGGAACCCGCGCCGGCACTACCGCCGGAACCCGCGTCGGCGTTATCGCCGGAACCCGCGCCGCCGGCACTACCGCCGGAACCCCGGCAACATGATCCTCGATCTGGCCAAGCGGGCCGTGCCGGTGCTCGCCGGCATGTACGGCACGCGGCTGGTCGCGAGCAAGATCGGTCCGATGATCCCGGGCGTGTCCGCGCTGGGGTCGCTGACCTCTCCCGTGCTCGCGGTCGGCACCATGCTGGGGCTCAACTTCCTGTCCGGGAAGGTGTCGATCATCGCCAAGCACAAGAACGAGCTGCTCATCGGCGCGGCGCTGTCGGCGCTCGACTCCCTGGTGTCGGCGTTCGCGCCCGCGAGCGTCAAGTCGCTCGTCGGCATGAGCGACTACGTCCAGATGGGCGACTACCTGGCGGTCGGCGCGGTGCCGCCCATCAATGACAGCATGACGCTCTCCGACTACCTGGCCGTCGGCAGCGACGGGGTGCAGGAGGAGCTCGGGCTCGAGGAGGAACTCGGCATCGAGGAGGAGCTCGGCAACGACCTGCTGGGCGGCATGTCGACCGGCGCGCTCGTCAAGCGCGTCCCGACGCAGAACTTCCTCACCCCGGTCCCCGCGCGCTCGTTCACCAAGGCCGTTCCGGGCGCGGGCACGGCGTTCGACAACCCCAACCAGCTCTACACCGGCATCTTCAGCCGGTAGTCGCTGACCCCGAGATCCGAGATGTGGCTGGAGGCCCCAGCCTGGTTGCGTTGGCGGAATGGTCCCCAGCGCGCCGAACCAAAACGATTGCATCAGAAGGATCTCGACCATGCCTCGTCTTCACGGCTACAAGGAGCGGCTCCATCAGCCGTTCTGGGATACCCTCGTTCGTACGTCGGGTGACCCATCTCCCGCGATCCAGAACAGCACCAAGCTGTTCGGCAACGCGAACATCGGCAACACGGCGCTGACCAACCTGCAGACCGCAGGTCAGCTCGCCTCCGATCAGACCTACGTCATCCTGGCGCTGCGGTGCCTCATGTTCTTCGACGGCACGAACCGCCGCCAGAACTACATGAACGTGACCAGCCAGCTGTTCTGGACGCTGACCGTCGGCAACAAGCCGATGTTCCAGGCCCCGGCCTGGTACTTCCCCCAGGGCGGTGGCGTCTGGGGCTTCGACTCGACGGTCTCCATCTTCAACAACGGTACGCCGGAGCAGCCGGCGATCCTGAAGCTGGCCCGCCCGATCGTCGTCCCGGTCCGCCAGAACTTCGCGGCGAGCGCTGACTTCACGCCGATCGGCTCGGTGTCGGCTCTCGACGGCCTCAACTCCGGCGCGACCGACGACATCAAGGTCATCGGCTTCATGCTGGACGGCCTCCAGACCCGCGACGTCCAGTAGTCCCGAGGTGATCTCACCACCGGCGCTGCCCCGCGGGGCGCCGCGAACGGTCCTGGCGAGAGCCAGGAAACCCCTTTCTTCGATGGGAGTCCGTGTTCATGGGCGCTAACGAGCAAGCCGCACTTCGCCAGCACGCCGGCGTGATCCGCAACCTGCAGAAGCAGCTCAACGATCTCACCGACGCGTTCAACCAGCTGCAGCAGCGGCCCCAATCGGTCCAGGAGCAGCTCGACGCCACGCCCGGTCGGCGGATCGACATGATCCTGTCGGGCGAGATCACGTTCACGACCGACGATTCCGGGCAGCGCGGGACGCCCATCATCATCCAGGTGTCGCAGGACGGACCGTTCGTCATGACGCACTACCCGATGGCGCTCTGGCGTCCGTCCTTGCCGTCCACCGCCACCAACCTCGGTCGGTGGCGCCCGGTGTCGACCTTCCCGCTCCCCGATCAGGTCGTCGACACGGACATCATCGACATCATGTACGAGCTCAACGACGCGGGCTCCCAGCGGTTCATGCAGAACAACCCCCGGGGCCCCGTGCTGTCGCGGCCCGACAACATCGTGCCGTGTCCCGTGCCGACACTCTGGTCGCCGAACGCGGCGATCCAGTTCGTGCCGATCTACAACGCGATCACGTTCAACGGGTCGCCGACGCCGCCGACGCAGGGGATCCTCCACGTCGACCTCATCGGATACCGCATCGTCAACATGTGATGGGGTACCTGAGCACAGCGCACGGGTCGCTGGGCTGTTGTGGCCTGGGCGACGCTGCGCCTGCGCCGACGGATCCGGTCGCGATCCTGTCGAGCCAGGTGAACCGCTTCGGCACGTCCGCGCCGAGCGGATACCAGTACGTCACGACGCCGTTCCTGGCGAGCGGCACCGTGCCGCTCGACCTGGCGACGGTCGCGATCACGATCTACCTGCGCCGGGCGACCGACTCCTACAACCAGTTCCACGACGCAGGATCCGCGGCGGCGATCGTGGCAGCCAACGCCGGGTTCGCTTCGCCGGTCGACTTCGTGACGATGCGCCTCGCCGATGTGACCCAGACCATCGGTGCGTTCGCCGACTCGCTGGGTCTCCCACCAGCGGGCGGGGATGCGGGCGGTGTCCCGATCTGGGTCATCGGCGTGGGCCTCGTCGCGGCCTGGCTGGTCTTGAACCCTTCAAGAAAGGGCCGGTGAGCCAATGACGACGACCATCACGACGGCCGAGGTCCAGAAGGCCCAGGTCGAGCTCGACAAGATGCGGCGATCGCTCACGTCCTGGCTCAAGTACCGGAGCATCAACGACCAGGTGCTGGCCGGCACGCTGCAGACGCGCAAGCCCACGGCGTACGCGCAGCAGGTGGTCGTGGGCGCGCGGAGTCCAGCGATCGAGCAGGACCTGGCGAACAAGCTCTCAGCGCTGCTCTCGGTCGTGATGCAGGGCCAGACGCTGCCGGAAGCGGACCTGTCGCTCAACCCCCAGGGCGCGGTGCAGCTCGCGCAGCTGGCGATCTACGGGTCGACCGCGGCGGTGTCGGGCCCGACAGCGACGGGCGGGATGTTCGCAGGCGGCACGCCCTGGCTGTCCTGGCCAGTGCTCATCGTCGGCGGCCTCTTGCTCGTCATCACCACGGCGATCGGCACGGCTGCCGACGTGGCCAAGGACCGCGAGGAAAAGGCGTGCATCGAAGCGGGGGCCTGCACGGACTATGGGTTCTGGCTCAAGGTCGGCGGCCTGACGTTCTTGGCCTGGTTCTTCTGGCGCGAGGCCGGCGGTAAGGAACTCGTCCACAGCTGGACGAAGAAGGGACGCGCCTGATGTCGTATGGCAGGACTCGCCGCCGTCGCCCGATCCGGGCAGGCATGGGTGACATCGGCGGCGTCATCGGCGCCGCCTCCGACATCCTGGCCGATCCGTACCTCAACGAGGTCGTGTGCCGCGTCGGCCAGCTCAAGTCGATCGACCGCGGCGAGACCCCGGCGGCTTGCAACGAGACGCCCGACGATCCGAGCCAGACGGGCGGCATCGGCCTTCGCCGCGCGGTGCCGGCGCTCCGCGCCTACGTGTACTCTCAAGAGCACGTCTGGGTGCTACCCACGATCATCGCGGTCGCTATCGGGCTGCCGATGTGGATCGGCTACGAGATCGCGAAAGGACAGGCGGCCAAATGAAGAACTCGACCCTTCTGTGGATCGGCGGCGGCATCGCCGTCTGGTACTTCTTCATCCGGAAGAAGGACGATGCGTCGACCGGGCAATCGAGCGGCGCCTCGACGGTGAACCAGAGCGGTGGTCCGGTCATGCAGCCGCTGACCGCCCAGGCAGCGGCGCCGGAGCTCGACGAGCCGGACGTGGTCGATTACGGCCCGGTCGAGTTCTGGCAACCCGGCTGGGGCTCTGGCTTCCGCCCGAACTGGCGCGGGGGCGGAGGCGGGGGGCGGCACCACCACGGCGGTGGAGGCCACCGCGGGCGGCGCTGATGTCGTACGTCAAGCACAGAGCGCTGGGACTCTGGTCGCAGGTTCGGCTACCGGGCGGCGCGTCCGTACCGATGCGCCCCGGGTCCACGCCCGCGCGGGTTCCGACGCGCCCCGGGTCCACGCCGGCCCCGACGCCTGTGCCGGTTCGGCCGGGCCCCGATCGCCGCCTGAGCGGCGGCATCTGGGGCGCGGCGCGGAACTTGAGCGGCCAGCTCGCCCAGTCCATCGCGGCGCAAGCTCCGCCGGCGACCACGCCACCGGCGACCACGCCACCACCGCCGGCCAGCACGCCGCCGGCCACGTCCTCGGGTGGCGGTGGAGGGGGCGGTGGCGGATCGGCGCCGGTCCAGCGCCCGCCGACCGTGGCCTCCGGGCCACCACCGCCCCCGGTGGATCTGCCCGACGGATCGGGGGACAGCGGGTTCCCCCTGCAGACCGTGCTCCTCCTCGGCGGGGCGGCCGTCGTGGGCTACTTGCTCTTGCGGAGGACGTCATGAGCTACATCCGCCCGATGGGCGATGGCCCGGTCACCCACCCAGGTCAGGACGATGGCACGTTCGACGACGGCGGAAGCACGATCGTCGGGTCGACGGGGCCGAACCGCGTCGACTGCTCGGAGCTGCCGGCCGATTCGCCCTGGCGGCGCCCGGGGCAGGTCTGCGCGCCGCCGGACGACCAACCCTGGTTCAACGAGCTCCGGGATCTGTTCTTCCCGGACTCGAGCTCGACGTCGACCTCGACCACCCCGCCGACCGAGTCCGGCGGCGCCGGATCGCTGCTTCTGCTCGTGGCCGGCGGCGGACTGGCGTATTATCTGCTCACGAAGAAGGGTCGATAAGATGGCGTATTACAACAAGTACAGGCGCCCCGCGCTCCTGGGCCTCGGCACCACGTTCACCGACGAGACGCCGTGCGCCTCGATCCCGGCCTGTGACTCGTACCGGCAGCCCGGCAACTACTGCGCGACCACCGACGGCGGCTACGTGACGTTCAACGCGGACGGATCGACGTACGGTGACCCGAACGGCGCAGGTCGCTGCCCATCGACCTGGGATCGGCTCGGCTCGGCGATCGGCGCCATCCTGTCGCCGCCGGCGCCCACGGCGCCGCCGGTCGCCGCGCCGGGCATGTCGACGACCACCAAGATCGCGCTCGCCGGCGGCGCCGTGCTGCTCGTCGTGCTCCTCACGCGGAGGTGATCTCCATGCCGTACGTCAAGGACACCCTCATCAGCCGGGCCGGCTACTCCGGCTTCGGCAGCACCTGGGACGACATTCTGGGGGGCGTCGGATCCGTCCTGCGGTTCTACGGCTCGGGCCAGCGCCAGGCGGGCGCCGCCGACCAGGCCAACCGGGACCTCCAGACGGCGCTGAATGCCCAGGGCATCAGCACGAGCACCCTGGTCATCGGTGGCGCCGCGGTGGCCGCCATCGCGTTCATCCTCCTGCGCAGAAAGCCGGCGTCGTGACAGTCACCATCGACCTACAGGACCCCCAGGTGCAGTCGCTGCTCGGGACGAGCCGGCAGTGCGTGCAGCTGGCCGGCGATGCCCCGGGCCCGGAAGGTCACCCTGGGCTTCTGGGCGCGGCCGGGCCCTCGAGCAAGCAGGAGGTCGTGGTCGTCTACAAGGACACGTTCCTGACGCTCGACGTCTACGCGATCCCGGGTGAACCGCTCAAGGTCCACCTGGTCTGCCCCGGCTGCCAGAAGCTTCTGACCGTCCGGGGAGACCGCAAGGCGATCGACTTCGCGCCGCATGCGCTCAACCCGATGCGCCAGCGCATTGCGGTCGCGGGCGCGCGCGAGCTGGTCGAGATCGCCTCCATCGGGCGGATCTCGATCGAGCCGTTCCAGTGCACCTGGGAGGCGGGGCGCGCCGCGCACGTGCAGGGCCAGGTGCACACCGGCGCCACGCTCTGCAAGAAGCGGCTCGTCATCGAGGACAACCGCGCCCGGGATGCCTGAGGCATGACGCGACAGGCACTCATCCTGGAGATGGCCGCCGCGATCTGGCGTGACCAGATCGGAGGCGTCGGTCGGGCGCCCAAGGCCATCGTGGAGGCGGCTGGAGAGCTGGCCGACCTCTACGAGCTCGCCAACCACGAGGGCGTGCTCGACGTCGCGCACCGGCTGCGGCGCGCCGGTGGCGGCGTGGACATTGGGGAGTGCCTGGTCCAGCTCGCGATCGGCGAAGCGCCGGACTCCTACGTCGACGCCGCGGCGCGGGCCGACATCTCGGTCCCGACGTTCACCGTCGAGGTCGAACGCCGGGGCGACGACATCGAGGTCGGATGGGAGGGTGGCGCGGAGCCGCGGGGTGGCATCCATCCAAACCCCGTCAAGCGCAACGCGGGGGAGGCCACGGTCCTCTTGCTCGAGGACGAGCCGGCGCTGCAGAAGTCGACGACCCGGATGATCAAGAAGATCATCCCGGGGGCGCATGTCGTCGTCTCGGACAACGTCGACGGCATGATCGGCAACCTGCGGTTCCTCGAGCCGGTGCTGATCGTCTCGGACGTCGACGTGATCGGCGACAAGAGCGGCATCGACTTCTTCCACTACGTGCGCGACAACTACCCGCAGTACGTCGACAGGTTCCTGTTCTTCACCGGCAACGAGGACGCGAAGGATGAGAACGCCAGGTTTCTGGCCAAGCCGGCCGGCATCCAGGCGTTTCGCGAAGCGGTCCTGTCGCCCTCGCCGGCTCCAGCTCCAGCTCCGGTCCGGCGCGCGCGACCCGATCCAGCCGCGCTGGCCGCGATCGTTCGCTCCGTGATGCCGACCATCCGCGCCGAGACCGATCCAGATGGACGCTGGCGCGGCCGGTTCGGCGATCGCAAGGTGTTCATCAGCGCGATCTGGCGCGTCCTGGCGAACGATCCGCGGATGGGCGGGATGGCTTTCCCGGAGTTCAAACACGAGCTCACCAAGGCGCACCGCGCTCGGCAGCTCGTGCTGGCGCGCGCGGATCTCGTGGCGGCGATGAACCCGAACGAGGTCGCCGAGTCGGAGACCTACGACGACATCGCGACGTATCACTTCGTCGTGGACACGCCGGTTGCGCCGCCATCGCCACCGCCAGTGCCGCGCACGATCGTCGCCACGGCGTCCCCCCATTCGATCGGGGATCTGGCGCAGGCAGTGCTGTCGGTCTTGCCCTCGGTGCGAGAGCGGAAGGGTCCGAGCGGCCGGGCGATGGGTCGCTACGGCAGCGACAAGGTGTTCATCGCTGCGGTCTGGCGCGCGCTCCGAGGCATGCCGGGCTACCAGGGCCTGTCGCTGGAAGACTTCAAGAAGCAGCTCCTCGTCGCGAACCGCGAGCAGCTCCTCAACCTGTCGCGCGCCGACCTCGTGGATGACATGGACCCGGACGAGGTCGAGCTCTCCGAGATCCAGGACGCGTTCGGAAGCCTCCACTTCATCGACGAGCCGGGCGAGCAGCTCGGCCGCCCCGTGTGGCGGTAGACGGCCCCGAAAGCCCAAGTGGAGGTATATCCGTGAGCAACCTGTTCGTTTCGCTCCCCGTCCCGGTGGCCAACGGCGTCGGCGCATCCGTGGACGTCTCTGCGTTCGGTGCGACCAAGACCATCGTGGTGGTCGGCACCGCACAGCGGACCATCAACATCGAATACAACAACGACGCCGCGCAGGGCGGCTCGTGGCAGTCGGTCGCGAGCATCCAGAACTCCGGATCCACGACGGTCCAGGTCGCGGCGCGCTGGATGCGCGTGCGGTCGTCCGGGTTCAACGCGACCTTCGGTGGCACGTCGCAGGTGAACATCGGCGGCACGGCCTCGGGCGTGTCGTTCGTCTCGTTGCCGGTGCCGGCCGGCACGGGGGCGGGCGCCGCGGTGGACGTCACGGCGGTGCTGGGCCTGTTCAAGACGGTGCAGGTCGGCGGCGCGTTCGGCGGGACGCTCATCGTCGAGGTGTCGGTCGACGGCACGACCGACTGGGCGCAGCCGTTCGTGTTCTCGCAGGGGCCGGGCGGCCAGTCCGGCGTGATCGCCGCCGCCTGGATGCGGGTCCGGCGCAGCGGCGTCCCTCCCATCAACCCCGGAAGCCCCGTCGTCAACATCGGCTTCGCGGCGCTCAGCGAGGACATCACGAGCGCGGGCGTGGCGGTCAGCGCGGGAACCCAGTCGGCGACGAGCGGCGTCGTCGACTTCTCGAACTCGAACGGCATCTCGTTCGGGATGAGCAACTCGACGGTGACGGCGAGCTACTCACCGCTCGTGGTGAGCGCCGGCACGCAGAGCCGGAGCGCGGGGACCGTCGTGTTCTCGAACTCGAACGGCGTCTCGTTCGGCCTCTCCAACGGCACGGTGACCGCCTCGGTGCAGACCGCCGGTGGTACGGCGTCGGGCGTCGGCCTCGCCGCAGGCACGCAGACGGCGACGAGCGGGGTCGTGGTGTTCTCGAACTCGAACGGTGTCACGTTCGGCCTGTCGAGCTCCACGGTCACGGCGAGCTACTCGCAGTCGACCGCGCCCGGGGCGATCGCCGCCGGCACGCAGACGGCGACGAGCGGGACCATCGTGTTCTCGAACTCCAACGGCGTGTCGTTCGGCCTGAGCGGCTCGACGCGCATCACGGCGAGCTACACGCAGTCGACCGCCCCAGCCGCCATCAGCGCCGGCGCCGCATCCGTCGGCGCCGGGACCGTCGTGTTCTCGAACTCCAACGGCCTCGCCTTCGGCCTCAACGGCTCGACGGTCACCGGCAGCTACACCGTGCCCACCGCACCGGCGGCGATCAGCGCCGGCGCCGCATCCGTCGGTGCAGGCACGGTGGTGTTCTCGAACTCGAACGGCGTCTCGTTCGGCCTCAACGGCTCCACCGTCACCGCGAGCTACACGCAGTCGACGGCGCCGGCGGCCATCAGCGCGGGGACCGCGTCGGTGGGCGCGGGCACGGTGGTGTTCTCGAACTCCAACGGTCTCTCGTTCGGGCTCAACGGCTCGACGGTCACCGGCAGCTACACGGTCCCGGGCGGCGGGGTCGCGATCAGCGCCGGCACGGCATCCGTGGGAGCGGGCACGGTGGTGTTCTCGAACTCGAACGGCGTCTCGTTCGGGCTCAACGGCTCCACCGTCACCGCGAGCGCCAACGTGACCTCGGCCCCATCCACGGTTCTCCTGGCCGGCGACGGCAGCGACGGCGCCACCACGTTCTCGGGAACCGTCACCCTGACCCGCGACATGTACTGGTCGGTCGCCTCCGCGACGACCTCGGCGGTGATCAACACCGGCGGCTTCGTGATCTACGCCAAGACGCTCGCCGGCCCGAGCTCCGGCACGCTCACCATCCAGATGATCGGGCTGCCCGGCACGGCCGGCAACGGCGCCGGCGGTAGCGCGGCGGGTGGTGCGGCGTTCACCGGCAACGGCACGCTGGTCACCGCGTCGGGCGCCGGCGTCTCCGCGCCTGCTGCATCCAACGGGCAGACCGGGCAGGCGCCGGTCTCCGGCGAGTGGCCCACGTCGTTTCAGGCGGGGCTCGGTGGCTCTGGCGGCGCAGGCACGGGGTTCACCGGCGGCGTCGGATCGACGGCGCCCACCCTCTCCCCCGACACCAACGGCTCGCTCAACAACTTCGTGCGCGCCACCGCCGCCCGGTTGCGCCTTTCAACCTCCACCGCGGTCTGCGGCGGCACCGGCGGCGCCTCCGGCGGCGGTGCGGTCGGTGGGTCGGGCGGTGGCGGCGGGTCGGGCGGTGGCTACGTCGTCCTCATCACCGGCCAGATCACGAACCCGACGAACATCACGGTGTCCGCCAAAGGCGGCGCCGGCGGCGCGGGCAACGCGACGATCAACTCCGGTGGTGGCGGCGGTGGTGGTGGCGGCTACGTGGTCATCTCGATGACCACCGGCACGACGTTCCCGACCACGGATGTGACCGGAGGTGCAGGTGGTGCTGCGGGCGGCGGCATATCCGTGGCTGGATCCGCCGGCAATCCGGGTAAGGTCATTCTCCTGGGCGGCTGACCGGATCGTGCTTGTCAGGTGGCGCGCGCGCTGGTATCTCTGGGCCCGTAGGGATGCGCTCTGCCCATAGTCAGAGACATGAGAGGAGCGGTCGTGACAATCGAATAGGTAATAGTCGTCATCCGTGGCTGGGACTGCTCAGGTGATTACCATGAGACATCAGGTATCGTGGCTGCTCAACGCTTGGTTGAGACACACCGTAGCCGAGCACCCTGAGACATGCACGAGCTCAGGCCACGAACGGGTGCTGAGACGGGTGATATTCGGATACGCTCAACCTCGATTGAGACCATAGCGTCGTAGGGACCCGCTCAGGTGTGCCTGAGACTAGCAAGAGCTCGTGATGGAGCCTGAGACCGCAAGCGGAACTGCCCTGGGGCTGCTCAGCGGCCCTCCGCTGAGACCCGACGACCTTGTGCCTCCTGGCGTCCTGGGGGTACGATAGGGGGGATGGCTCGAACCAGGCTCAAGCGCAGATACGGCAGGGCCGCGGCTGCGCCACGACATAACCCCCCGCTCATGACCGACCTGGCCGAGTTCATCGGGCCCGGCTTCGCCGGGTTCGCGCTGACCCGGTTCATCACCAAGGTCGCGACCGAGCAGGTGGCGAAACGGGCACCGTCGATCGGCAAGCACGCGGGCGCGGCTGCGGCCGTCGGAGCGTTCCTATCCGCGTGGCTGCTCGCCCACAAGTGGAAGTGGCTCGAGAAGTACCACACCCCGATCGTGGTCGGCGCCGCGATCGCCGCCATCCAGAACCTCATCCAGCTCTACGTGCCGTCCCTCGGCTGGATGCTCGCGGACCCGAACGCCCAGCTGCCGGCCGCGGACCCGAACGCCGACCTCGGGCTTCCGCATCTCCAGATGCGGGCGCTGCGGCCGGTGGCCGACGACCCCAACGAGTACACCTACAACGATGCCTACGACGCGGGGCGCATGAGCACCCCCTCTCCCCGTCCCCCCACCGCAGCGCCTCCCACATCCGCGACCGACGACCTCTCCGACCTGTCGGACATCATCGGCGATGACGACTACGGCTCGCTGTCGCCGAACGTCCCCAACTGAAGGGCTCCCATGTACTACCGCAAGGCACACAGACGGCCAAGGGCGCTCTCGGGGGTGTCGACGAGCTTCGGACTGGCGATCCCGCGTCGTACGCTGGGCCCCCTCGGCTCGCTCGGCGCCGCCGACGACCCTGGGCAGAACACGCTCTCCGATCCGACGCTCCCCTACACGCAGTGGGAAGCGGACGTGATCAACCAGCTCAGAGCCGGCGTCCTCACGCTCCAGCATGCCGAACTGCAGAAGTGGCTGCAGATCGCCGCGACGCTGCTCATCCCGGTGAGCGCCGCAATCTGGAAGACCATCTTCAAGAAGGGCGCCGCCGCATCGGATAGCTCAGTCACCTGAGACTGAGACGAAGGAATGTGGCCGCTTCAGGCGCCAGCCCGAGAACGCTCAGGCTCAAGCCTGAGACTCTTGGCCGGACGCGCTCAGTCGACGACTGAGACCTCGATGCCCCACGTTGAACCGTTCAGGTCCGTGTCACGTGGTGATAGGCTCACGGCGATGAGACCGCACCACAAGCCGCAGAAGATCGTCAAGCTCGTGCCGCAGGAGGGGATGCTCTACCGCGTCCGCGACAAGGACTGGGTGAAGCTCTGGGGGGAGGGCCTGTCCTGGGACGCCGCCCACAAGCTCAAGGAGTACGTGGTCGGCAACCGGCTGTCCAAGACCGCGCGCGTCGAGCCGATGAGCGTCGTCGCCCCCAAAAAAGCGCCACCCATCGAGAACATCGGCCGGGTCGCCCTGGCCAACGAGACCCGCCCGGCCGACGTCCATGCGGACGACGAGCTCGATGGACTCGAGGAAGATGACGACGCCGGCGCCATCGACCGGCTCATCGATCGCGCGGTGATCGACGAGAAGCTGAGGCAGGCCAAGTGAGCATCAAGTTCGTCGTCATGAAGTGCGATGCTACCAGACAGCTCCAGCGTCCGGTCGAGGTGACCGAGACGTACGATGCCGCTGTCGCCGCCGTCGCCCGACATCTGGAGGCACTGAGGTCATGCATGGTCGAGGCGACCCTGTGGACCTCGGAGTGGTACGCCATCATGCCGATCCCGGGGCCGGAATGACCGCCGCCACCTGCATCCTGGTCCCCTCGCTCGGCGCCCTCGAGCCCGAGTGCGAGCGGAGCCTCGCCGAGCTGTCGCGACGTGGCTACAAGGTCCGCGTCCTGCGCGGATCCGCCTGCATCGATCAGATACGGTGCCTCATGGCGACCGAGGCGCTGGCCGACGGGTTCTCCGAGCTCATGTGGATCGACGCGGACATCGGGTTCGAGCCGGACGACGTCGATCGGTTGCTCGGCCACAACCTCCCCTTCGTGTGCGGCATCTACACGAAGAAGGGGGTACCGGAGCTCGCCTGTCGCCTCCTGCCCGACACCACCGAGCTCACCCTCGGCGAGGGCGGCGGCCTGATCGAGATCCAGTACGCCGCCATGGGGTTCACGCTCGTCCGGGCCGAGGTCTTCCATCGGCTCGATGACGAGTCCCCAATCCCAGACTGCGTCGGGTACCACGGGCGAGTCATGCGGCCGTACTTCCTGCCCATGATTGACACGACCACCATCGCCATGATTGACCCGGGCAGCCGCCCAGTGGCCTACCTGGGCGAGGATTTCGCGTTCTCGAAGCGAGCCCGGACATGCCAGGTCGCCATCATGGCCGACACCACCATTCGCCTACTCCACTACGGTCGCCACGCGTACGGCTGGGAGGATCTGGCCGGCGTCGCCCGCACGCCCGGAATCCGTCTCCAGGTCCAGGAGAAGCCGTAGCTTCAGTGGTACTCGACGTACATCTCCATCGCGGAGGTGGACGAGCCGCTCGGGTTGGTCACCGTGATGCGGAAGTCCGCGTTGGTGGTCCCCGTCTTGGCGATCACGCAGTTCGTCACCACGCCGGTTCCGTCGATGTACCGCAGCGTGCACTGGATCGAGTCGATCAGCGAGACGGTCGCCGTGCTGTAGTCGTACGGCGCCGGCTTGAACGCCGCCGGCAGCGTGATGTCGGGCGTCGTCCCGGTATGGCCCGTCAGGGCGATCGTCCCGGACGCCCCGGTCGTCAGAAGCACGCCGGTGATGCGGACCTCTCGATCCGAGACCTGGTGAAGCACTGCGGTTCCGTTGAATGCCATGTCCCGGAAGATACCCGAACCATCCCAGGTAAGGGAAGTCTCACGTAGTCCAGCCAGCCGGAAGTCGCTCGGCCGAGGTCAGCATCATCCGCCACACCTGGGGATCATGCTCCGTCGCCCAGAACGCCAGCGCTCCCCGGACGTGCTCGACCCCCGCGCTGATGGCCAGGCGCGCCGCCAGCCGTCCCAGCGAGCCGTGCCGGTCCCAGAGGGACGGATCGACCCCTACCAGCTCGGCGGCGATCGCGTGCATCGCCGTCTGCCCCTTGGATCGCGCAAGTGCGTGAATCGCTGGGAGAAGCGCTCGGGCAGCGCTTCTTGAGCGCTGCATGGTCTCATCATCGTAGACCGAGGACGCGCGCCTCCGGAGCGCATGGAGTCGTTCTGTGGTCAGCATCTCGAAGCACCTCGTTGTCACCCTAGCGATCCGAGATCGCCTGTCAAGCGAAAGTTCCAGGTAGATGACCATCACGCGAGCGGAGAGGTGACGCGCTTGCCAAGGAGGCCGCTCGCGTGTATCAACTGTCTGGAGACGTTGGGGATTCTCGTCACGCTCAATAACGAGCGTGACTCACTTCGCGTGGAAGATCCCACCGCTCGAAACCAGGTATCCAAGTCCTGGTGATAACTGAATAGTTGGAACGAAGGGTCGCAAGGGATGCTCAAGGCTCCATGCCTTGAGACTCCAGGTTGCAGGCGATGCACGCGGCGCGGACATTGTGTCGCAAGGGATGCTCAAGGCTCCATGCCTTGAGACAGGGGTTCATCCGGTCGGGATACGCGGTCGGGGACGTCGCAAGGGATGCTCAAGGCTCCATGCCTTGAGACTCGTTGGTGGTTGTCGGCGCCCATGAGATGTCGCAAGGGATGCTCAAGGCTCCATGCCTTGAGACGAACAAGCGCTGCTCTGGCGCAACAACGAGGCACGGGTCGCAAGGGATGCTCAAGGCTCCATGCCTTGAGACGAGATGCAGCGCGACGGATACGCCGTCGCCGCCGACATGTCGCAAGGGATGCTCAAGGCTCCATGCCTTGAGACTCGTTGGTGGTTGTCGGCGGCGGCGCCCATGAGATGTCGCAAGGGATGCTCAAGGCTCCATGCCTTGAGACTCCAACTCCCGTAATGTCGAGACACGGTCCGGAAGTGTCGCAAGGGATGCTCAAGGCGCCATGCCTTGAGACCCCAATCCAGATACCGAGAGCGTCGAACGGGGCGCCGTCGTCGACGACTACCGCGCGGTCCGGTCGCAAAGGAGGATGCTCAAGGGCTCATCACCTTGAGATTCGAGCACGCGCTGGAAACGCTCAAGGCTCCATGCCTTGAGACGCAGATCGGACGGATCGAATTCCAGACGCGAGATCGGCACCGGCGGTGATGTGGGTTGCAAAGGGATGCTCAGGGCCGACGCCCTGAGACCCAGCAATGACGCAACAAGGGATGCTCAAGGCTCCGTGTCTTTTGAGACCCGACGGGCGATGTGTGGGCAGGGAAAGGGATGCTCAGGGCCCTCGCCTTGAGACTGACAGCCCCGGGATACGGGATGCTCAGAGCTCTCGCCCTGAGACGCTTTCCGTCGGTAGGCACGCGAGGCCGTCCTTGTCACAAGGGATGCTCAGGGCCCTCGCCTTGAGACCTGCAGCCATGGACCCTCTGGAAGTGCTCAAGGCTCCCGTCTTGAGACGGGAACTCCGTGCGATCCGGTAGCAAGAAATGCTCAAGGCTCCATGCCTTGAGACGCGTCGGTGGCTGTCGTCGCAAAGAAATGCTCAAGTCTCCATGCCTTGAGACGTGCAGCATGCGCGCTCTACCGTTGACGTCGCAAGAGATGCTCAGGGCACCGCGCCTTGAGACCAGGCACGCGAGGCCGTACTTGTCACAAGGGATGCTCAGGGCCCTCGCCTTGAGACTTGGAGGCTCATCTACCGCGAGCTCGTCACCGCAAGGGATGCTCAGGGCTCAAACGCCTTGAGACCTGCCACCCGAGGACGCGCGCGGCGAAGGTGCGATCCGGTAGCAAGAAATGCTCAAGGCTCCATGCCTTGAGACGTGCTTGAGACCCGACCCGAGACTGTCGTCGCAAGAAACGCTCAGGGCTCCATGCCTTGAGACACCTGCACCAACGGCAAGGAAGCTCAGGGAATCGCCTTGAGACCCCTGTCTCTGTCGTCATGCGTCAGCCGACAATCATCCAGCCGGAGGCCCCATCGCTGATGACCCACCACTTGAAGTGATCCCCGGAGAGGGTTGCCTGTGCCAGACCGTCGATGGTGTCGCCCCCTCCAGGCAGCACGGTGATGAGGTTGCCCGAGGACGAGACGTTCTTGACGATGGTCGACTGGCCACCGACCGTGGAGGCAGCCGGCAGCGTGACGCTGAAAGCCCCGCCGGTCGGGTTCACCCGGACGACGTTCGAGCTCGAGGTCAGGACGACGTTTGCTGTCTGCACCGCCGTCACGGTCAGTCCCGTCGGGGTCGGAGTCGGCGTCGCGTTCGGCGAGCCGACTACGAACGGCTGGGGCGTCATGTGCTGTATCAGCGAGCCGTCATCAGGCGGCGAACCGAACGAGCGCATGATCGGATGGATGACCTGGCACAGCGCCAGCGTGGCGCCGCCGCTCGCGCTCACGTTGTGAACGGTGATGCTCGTGGTCGTCGCCGCGGTGACCTCGAAGAGGTCGGGGTACTGGAGCCACACCATGTCCGGCGCCAGTGGCTGGCCGTTGATCTTGAGCCCGTGGCTCAGCGTCTGCGTGCCGCCGATGACGACCCCGGTGAAGTCGAGGATGACGAACAGCTTGTCCGATGACATGGTGGACCTCAGGCGATCTGCGCGGGCGCGCCGACGTAGGGCATGTGGGAGATGACGAGGATCTCGAGGTCCTGCGTTGCGAGCCCGGTGTTGGTGTTCGTGATGGTGATGCGGAAGTCCGTCACGGCGGTCCCAGTCTTGCCGACGGATGGCGGGAGGTTGGTGACCCCGGCGATCGTCACCGGCTCGACCCAGCACTGGATGCTCGCCTGCAGCGGCACCGAGGAGCCGTTGTAGCTGTACACGGCCGCGCGGAAGTTGGCAGGGAGGGTGATGTCGGGCGGTGTGCCCGTCGCCCCCGTCAGGCCGATGGTCCCGGCGGTGGAGAGCGCGAGGGACACGCCGGTGATGCGCACCGTGCGATCGTTCAGCTGCTGGATGACGGGGGTGCCTGTGAACGCCATGTCCACATGAAACTATCATGCGCGGACATGTCCACAGTCAGGAAATGCTCAGGTGTCTGCCTGAGACCCACGAGGGTGAAGCGCTCAGACATCGGTCTGAGACCCACGAACCGACCAATGGGGACACGCTCAGGCGAACGCCTGAGACGCGAGCGGAATCTACGGAAGCATCAGCGGGATGGGCGGTGACCCACAGATCGCCGCCGGCCAGCTGTTGTAGATGAGGAGGAGCGGCCCCTGGATGCCGGACGTGTTGACGCACGCCAGCCCCGGCGCCTCCGCGATGTTCCAGGCGGACAAGAGCGAGCCGATCCCCTGCCTTTCCCCCGAGCCGCCGGTCATGACGGCCGAGCGGAGCGGTCCTGCGAAGGTGTTGCCGACCAGCGCCACCTTCGACGTTCCATAGGTGGCGCTGCCCAGAAGACGCACCCCGGCGGCGCCGGTCGCCGCGGCCCGGTATTCGAGCGCGTTGTCGACGATGGCCAGGTCGGCGACGCCCTCGGCGTAGATCATGTCCGACGTGGTCTCCTGGATGAGCTCGTTGTGAATGACGCGAACGCCGACGCTCTGCGCGGTGCCATGCGGACCAACGTGGAGGAGGGGGCCGAAGTCCTGCGTCGCCGGCCGGCGGATGACGTTCTCCTCGATCACCAGATCGTTCGAGCCCTTGATGGCCTCGATGGTCCCCGTCTCGACCGCGCTGCCCCCGGTCATCGTGATGGCGTTCTTGACCAGCGAGCAGTGCGTGCAGCTGTACAGGTACACGCCGCGCTCGATCTGGTTGTCGACCACCGACACGGTGTCCACCAGGTCGAGCGCGATGGCGTACTCGCTGTGGTTGCCGTCGGAGGCCCGGAACCTGTTGCCGGCGATGATCCAGTGGCTGGATCCGCCCGATCCCTCGCTGTTGAGGTCGAGGTTGCCGGTCCGGTGGAACTCGTTGCCGGTCACCGTGAGGTTCAGGGTCCCGCCGTGCACCTGGATGCCTCCGCGGTCGCACGCCAGGAACTGGCTGTCCCGGATGACGAGCCCCACCACCAGCTCGGCCGGCGCGTACCCCACCACGTCGATGCAGTCGCCGCCCGGCAGCGTCACCCCGCCGGCGATCCGCTCGGGGTGGTGGATGCTCACCCGATCGATGAGGCCGGTCGCCGGGCCTCGCACGTGGATGGCGTGCGTCTGCTCCGAGGTCCCCACGAGCTGGGAGGTGTCCAGCAGGACGTCATGGATGCCCCCGCCGGCGAGCTGGATGCCACGCCAGTCTTGCCCGCCGGCGGAGCCGCGGAACCGTATCACGGTGGTCGGACCGGCGCCGCAGAGCACGGCATCCAGTGGCACGGTCAGCATCGCGTACGGCCGGCGCCCGCCCGGCGGCGCGGCCGGCGTATCCACGTCGTACGTACCGGGCCCCAGGCAGCAGCGGGCATTGATGGCCGCCTGGATGGCGCCCAGGTCGTCCAGGTCATCGCCTGGCGTCGCCTGGGAGCATCCTGGCGCCCCCAGGAGGAGCTCCGAGGGTCCCAGCTGTACGCGCAGAGCGGGCCCCGCACACCCGGCCAACAACACCAACAGGAAGTGAAAGCCACGTGACGTCATTGGGGGCGGATCGTATGCCCCAGGTCGGACCACTTTGCTACGTGGAACGGTGTGTTACGTCACGGTCCTCACTCAGGGCGGTTGAGAGCCTCAAGGGCAACGCTCCTTCGCGCGCTGGAAGGGATCGCGCCTTGTTAGGTCCATGACCATGATTTCGTTGCCTCGCTGCGGCGTCTGACAGAGCTGATGAGCGATCGTCTGCTCCCCCGTCGGGAGAGTGACGGTCAGTATGTAGCGGTCTCGCTTTGACGTTGGGTTGAGCTTCACGGTGCCTCCAGGTGCGTGATGAGGTTGTGCGCCACCACCTCGCGGTAGGCGCAGGCAGAGAGCGCGAGTGTGTTACGTCACGGTCCTCACTCGGAGCTCGTCCTCCATGGCGGTCACTCGATAGGCTCGTCTCCGTGGCGGGCGTTCCAGGCCGCGGCGGCGAGCCCCCTGTGGTACAGCCGTTGCCTATCGTACGCGGCCTGGCTCTCCCCTACAGGCCGCTCGCGATGAACCGCCCGATACAGGCGGTCGAAGGAGATCTCGCAGGAGTTGCAGAGCTCACGGATCTGGTCGTCCGTGATCGTCTCGGCGGTGACCCGATGGCAGCGGCAGCGACACGGGTTGGCCTTGGGAACATTGCGCACGACGTCGAAGCACATCAGGCAGTGCAGCTGATGCAGGCGACCGGCGAGGGTCTTGCGGGTGTGCATGCTCACGGCTCGTCTCCGTGCCGAGCGTTCCACAGGGCTGCGCATGCCTCACGCGCAGCAAGGTAGAGCTTGCGTGTGCGTGCAACCTTGTGTTGAGCACGCCGATCGCGTCCAACCGGCCGCGCCAGCGCGATCGTTGTGCACGGTGGGAACCTTCCCAACAGCTCAACGGTTTCCTCCTGCATCTGCAGGATCTGCTCGTCCGTGATTGTCTCGGCGGTGACCTTCATGCCTTCGTTTGTACGGCTTGAGCCGTTCAAGCTCCAGGATCCTCGCGGTCACCTCACCTTGGGTGGCCGCGGCACTGACCGGAGAGGCACCTCACGCACTGGTCACCCCAGCAGTCGAGGTCATCGAAGCAGGGGGAGCCGCAGAAGCTGTCATCCGGGCGGACCAGGGGAGACCCCGACCCCGAGAGCTCCTGTTCGACCGTGGAGCGATCGGGGCCCGGAGACACCGGGCAGGCCGCTGACATGGCGGCGACCACGAGGAGTAGCGCGATTCGGGTCACGGGCGCCCCTTCCTGTCGAGCTCGGCGAGGAGGCTGTCCATGTCTTGACCTCCCGTGATCACGTGCCAGAAGCCGGTGCCCCCGAGATTTCCGGAGCGCACGGCGACGCTGACCATGACATCGTCCCACGGCCCCTCGTCGGGCAGCAGGTACTGGATCCGGCCCTCGGCGGAGTCGCCCGATCGGACGAGCGGTGCGACGCGCTCCAGCAGGTCGGCGAGCTCGGCGCGGGTCATCCGCTCGGCGCACGGCGCGTCGTCCGCGCTGGTCTGGTTCGGTCGGGGGCTCTCGAATGGCCCCTCGAGCATGGGAAATTCCGGATCATCATGTGGCATCTGGCTCATGGTGTTGCCTCGCTGGTCTGATCGCTGGACTTGCGCTTGTTCGATCGGAGCCGCTGCGACCGGCTCGGCTTCTTCTCGTCCTTCGCGGGTGAGTTGACGCACTTCATAGTACCTCCCGTACCCAGTGACCGGCGATCATGGTGGTCACGAGGTCGACCTCCATTTCGGAGTGACAGACGGCGCAGCGCAGCATATAGCCGCCGATAGCGACTAGGCGTTCCCCATCATAGATGGTCTTGGCGAAGTACAGACCTTGGGGCGCCCCGCAACAGTCCGGACTCACCGGATAGTTCTTGCGCTTGTCCTGGGGGCACTCGCTGAGCACCCTCCCATGGCTGTCCAGCATGGGCGTCGCACCGTTGCTCACTGCGTCGCCTCGCTGGCCTGCGCATCGCCCTTGCCCTTGCGCTTGTTCGATCGGAGCCGCTGCGACCGGCTCGGCTTCTTCTCGTCCTTCGCGGGTCCGGCGCCCTGGGCGGCGTGCATGCGCAGGAGGTTGCGACAGGCGTTCGCGTCCTGGTCCCAGGAGATGCCGCACGCCCCGCACACCTGGATGCGCGCCGGGGACACCTCGACGATGTTGCCGCACGGGCAGAGCCGCGAGACGTCCTTGCTCGACAGCTTCACGACGTTCTCGGCACCGAACGCGTTGGCGAACACCTGGCGCAGCTCGGAGCACGCCGCGGTGAACTGCTGTTTCCGGTACACCTCGACGTTTGGCCGCTCGCTCTCCGCCGCCGGCGTCCGGATGAACGTCCGCAGGTCGAAGTCGTCGATGATGAGCGTCCGGTAGCGTTTGGCCATCCGCGAGGCCAGGATGCGGTAGCCCTCGCGGCGATCGCGGAGCGAGGAGATGCGGAGCGCGGCCTGGTAGGCGTCAAGGTGGGCATCGCGTGCGCGCCAGGCGACCAGCACATCCCACCCGGCCTGGTCCCCATCAAACCGCTGCTTGCCCCATACCGTGTGGAGCGCGTAGAGGCGCCGCTGAGAGCGCCAGGCGTGGATCGTCTTGGTGCGCTCGACGAACCACTCCGGCAGCTTGCCGGCGCTCGCCATCGTCTCCCGCCACGGCCCGATCGTCGCCAGGAACTCGTTCAGGTTCTTGTCCCTGAACCCCTCGATGCTGGCGCTCTTGCCGAGGCCGTTCACGATGTAGTTCTGCTTGACGCCGCGACCCGGATTCGGGATGCCATCGGGCCGGACGTGGTCCGTCCGGTAATAGTCGCTCTTGACCACGAGGATCTCCTGCTCGTGGCTGTCGTCCCCGACCGCGTATCCCGACCGGATGAACCCCTCCTCGGTGAGGCAGTAGCCGAGGTTCAGGGCCAGCACCCCGCCGTCGGGCCGGACCCTTTGCTTGCAGGCGCTCGTGTCGACCGTCATGTGCATCACCCACTGCTGGCGCGAGCAGTGGACGTTGCGCCGCGACACCGTGGCGACCTTGACCAGGGCGCCATCGGGCAGCGGGCGATGCAGCCAGATCCGCCAGTGCGCCCACACCGGCTTGCCGTCCTCGGACGCGACCCGCATGCGGAGGTTGGTGAGGCATGCGCGCGCCCGCCGGCGAGCTCCGCGGATCAGGAACGCCTCTTCCGGCACAGGATCGATCTGGATCTGCTGGCTGCCCCCGGAGAACAGCCTGTCGAGCGACAGGCCGTGCTGGATCTGGACGGAGACCTTCGCCTCCCCCGTCCACCGCCCGAACCTGGGCGGCGTCACGCTCTTGCGCGCGGCGTCGGCGGCCTGCTCCTTGAGCAGGTAGGTCCCCCAGTAGACCCCGCACGCGGCGCGGGCCTGCTTGCACTTGACCTTGGCCTCCTCGTTGGCGGCCTCGATCTTGGCCGCGATCTCGGGGTCTTCGCGCACGGCCGTCCTGGCGGCCTTGGTGAGCCGGCGGAGCTCCTTGACCCTTTCACCCAGGGTCCGGACGGCCTGGCGCTGCTCGGCGCTCTCCGACTTGGATCGCGTTGCCTTGCGACCGGCCTTGATGGCCGTCCTCGCCGCGTCCTGCTCGGCGACCAGCTTCTCGAGCTCGGCCTCGAGCGGGACGAGGTCGGCGTGGCTGGACATCGCGGTGCGGACTGCGAGACGACGTGCATGCTCGATCTCGATGAGCACGTTGTAGTAGCGGTGTGCCTTGAACATCTGGCCATCGACTATCGCCGCTCCCTCGCTGGGCGGCATGAGGCCATACTCGTAGACGCAGATACTTCCCATGAAACATCTCCTTTCTCGGTATCCGATCGCCGCCTTGCGAAGACCGGAGGTCTCAGACTCCTCTGAGCTACTTTGAGCCGCCGTTCCGACGACGCGTGGCCGCAGCCTTGGACCGGAACACGCACCGTTCCTCATGGGCCATCGCAGCGCGGTCGCGCTCCTCGACTGCCGCGACCAGGCGATCGAACGCCTTGTCACGTTGCTCGCGGTTCCGCCTCGCGGCGGCGCTCGACATCGGCTCACGACCGGCGACGTGCAAGCGGACGAGTCGAATCGCACGGACTTCGATCAGGTCGTAGCACTCGGCAAGCGGTCGAAGTTTCCTACCCACGGTCATTCGCCATGGAGATGACCGTGCATGTCATCCTTGGTAGAGAAGTTGCCGAGGTCGAGCTCGTAGTACGTCAGCCCGGTCTCTGAGCGCTTGATCTCGCACCGATGATGCGGAGCTCCGACGCACGCCACGAAGGCGAATCGCGCCAGCGCAACCAGCGACAGGGACAGCGCCCTTTGGTTAGAGACCGCATTCCAGCACGGGTCACCGATCGCATCACGCCCCTTCCGGTGGACTGCGACGGACGGACCTGACTTCTCGTCGTCTGGGGCGAAGATGAAGAGGCGGAAATGCTCACCATCGACCGTCAGCAACAGGACGATCTGGTGGTCGCTCCATAGCTTGGAGCTCACGGCAGCACCACCCGAGCCGGCCCGAGCTGCATGCCCATGTACATGTTCATGCCCGCCAGGGAGTGCAGGAACTCGTGGAGCGTGACCAGTAGTTCCTGCATGTCTTCGTCAGCGGCTGCCGCCATGACGGTCAGGTTCCGCTGCTCGATGCTCTGGTCGCTGTGTCTCGCGAGCTTGAACAGGTCACAGATCCCTGTTGTGGTGTCGTGGAGCGCCTCGTGGAGCTCCACGGCCCGCTTGGTGATCATCTCGCACATCTGCATGGCGACGAGCGGGTTGTGGCCGCACTCGAACGCCTGGTGACCGCTGCCCCCGCAGCAGTGACAGCCGTGTCCGTCGGGCGCGAGCTGGGTCCTGGCGTCCTGCAGATGCTGGATCGCCTTGTCGTACTGCTCGATCGTGAACCGGGTCAAATGTCATCCCTCCTGCTGTTCCCGTGGACCATACAGGACGGAGGCGTGGTAGCGGATGTCCTTACCCAGGTCTCACGGTCGCTTTTTCAGAATGGCTCATCGTCCTCGGCCCGACCGCTCTCCTCGCCCTTGTCGAGCTCGCCGTATTCGTTGATCGGCACGAGGTGATGCCCGGCGTGAACACGGAACCAGATCGGCTCGATGGTGATGCCATTGAGCTCGACATACAATGGCGCATAGCTCAACGTCTTCTCGAGCATCTCGCCCTGGATGGCTCCGAGCATCTCGATCGTCTTCGCATGCTTCACGAGCATGCGCATCTCGACGACGCGGTGGTTCGCATCGTTGACTCCGAGCCTCGTGGCACAGTCGACACACCAGACGTCCCAGCAGCAGCTCATAGGCGCTCCACCTTCCTTGTTGGTCATAGGCCATCCAGGTCGAGATCGACGAGCACGCGCGGCTCGGATGCCCGCGCCGCTGCGATCTTGGCGCGCAGCTTCGCGCTCCACAGCTCACGTGCGACGGCGAGCTGCGCAGGGGTGAGGGACGCCGGTCGCGGGCCATCCTCGGGCATGGGCCGTCCCTCGAACCCATACGCACCCTGCTGCGCCGCCTGGAAGGCCACGAAGCACTGCTCGGCCGTCAGCCCGTCGTACGCGCCCCCCGCCGCGATGCGGTGGCAGAGCTTGGCGATGGGGTGGTGGTCCAGCCTGCCCGTCGTGGGCAGCGTGAAAGCCTTACCCCTTAATAAATGAGGTGAAGCGAACGTGTCGTACTCGACGATGATCTCGTCGCCGCGCAGCCAGCCAACAACGGTGTTGGCTGGACATATGCCGCTCACCCAGCGGACGTGGTCACCGTCCTTGAGGTTCGGATCACCATGCAGCATGGCTCGCCTCCCCTTGGGCGGTGCGCAGGAACTTGAAGTCATGCATGACCATCTCCTTTTCGGTCAGGGATGCGGTCGTGGCGGGCCGCCAGCTCCAAGAAGTACCCGCCACGGCGGTAGTGGAAGATGTTGACGTGCCAACCGGCCGCGCGGTACTTCATCGCGACTTGCTCGGCGACGTTATCGAAACCGCGAAGGTCGACCGTGCACGGCCAGTAGTTCTCGTCCGCTGCTTGCCTGAGCGCCGCGTCGATCTTCATCTCTAAGACCTGCAGCAGCGGGTTCCCGGCCGCAGCATCGGCGACTTGCTTCGGGGTTATCACGGTGTCCGCCGTTCCGCCGGGGGCTCCTCGACGCGAACGCTCGTGAGCCAGTGGTCGGGCAGGCACCACGTGAGCCGGCGGACGTCGTAGCCGATCGTGACGAGGGCGCCGGTGCGCGCGGCCTCCTGCAGCACGGAGATCGCCTTGGGGTCGGCCACGTAGAGCTCCACGTCCTCCTTGGAAACGGAGCCAACGCCGTTGCGCAAGACGCCGAGCGAGACGCTGGTCTCCGTGTAGTCGCCGCAGAAGACCGGCGTGTGCCGGATGACCTTCTTGACCTGGCCCTCGAGCTCATTGCCTACGGCCTCGTAGCCGCACGCGGCGAGGAGCGCCAGGCACGCGCTCAGACACGTGACGCGGCTACCTGCTCGCATGGCGCTCCTCCATGGCGTTGCGGACGATGGACGTGAACGCTTCGGCCGCGCGCCGGCGCCAGACGACATCCCCGCGCGAGGTGTCCCAGAGCCAAAAACTGATCCGGAACTCCGGCCTCGGGCTCGTCATCACGTTCAGTGGTGCCAGCTGCGCTCGGGCCAGCTGGCGTGCATCCATCCCGTCCAGGTAGCGGTGCAGGAGGCGGATGTAGACGGCCATGATCTCCGTCTGAGACGGAAGAACGCCCTCGACCCACCGTCGGAAGAGATCCACCACCTCGCCCACGGCGGCGGGGCCTTGCTCGCCGAGCACCCCCATCCCGTCCAGGTAGCGGTGCAGGAGGCGGATGTAGACGGCCATGATCTCCGTCTGAGACGGAAGAACGCCCTCGACCCACCGTCGGAAGAGATCCACCACCTCGCCCTCGGCGGCGGGGCCTTGCTCGCCGAGCACCCAGGCGCACCAGCGCGGCCAGACGTCCGTGGGGTCGACGCCAGCCCGGAGCGCTGCGGTGAGCGCCGCCGTGGCTGGCGCGTCCTCGCGCGGCGCGTCGCCATACGGTTTGTCCAGCCACGCGGCCGAGTTGATGAGGCCAGAGCACGATCCCAAGTACCTGTAATCACTCATGTGTCCTCCAGTTGTGGTACTAAATTAATATTTAGTACCACGGTTCTCGCCTTCGCGAACAGGGTCATGGCTCCCTCGTGCACAGTGGCTCACCGTCCTGGCTCACGATCCCGAGCGCCTGGGCGAGCGAGATGCGCTCGGCGATGAGCCGGCGCAGGCGCTCGCCAGCGAGCTCGGCCCAGACGTGCTCGAGGTCCCCCACGGTGAGGAGGTAGCGCGCGTTCTGCGCCGACCACGTGCGGTAGCACCGCGCGCGACGGGCCAGCGCGATCTCCCAGCCGATCCAGTCCGGCTCATACGTCGTCGATGGACGGCCCTCCTCAAGGAAGACGTGCCCCATCTCGTGGATCACCGTGCCCGGGTTGACGTGGCGTCGATCGGCGGCAATCAGACGATCGCTGACATGGATCGCGTGATGGCCGTCCGGATGCGTCGTCCAACATCCGGAGCGCGAGACGCTCTCGTACTCGTCCGTCGGCAGGAGCAGCAGCTCGCCGCTCCAGCGGCGGCACAGTCGCGCGAGGTAGGCGATCGAGGCGGTCATCCCCGGGACTCGATGCGCAGCCGCCGGGCGCCCCATCACCCCTCACCTCCGTGGTCCCGGTAGCCGACGAGCGTCCTGACGAGCCCATGAGCGCGTAGCCGGCCGAGGAGCATCTGCGCCGCATAGTCGCCACCGCCGCCGCTGGATGTGATTTTTCCGGTCCTCTCCGGCCACATCTCGTCGCCGAACTCACCAGCAGTCATCGCGCCACGGCCAAGGATCCGGAGCGCGCGACGGTTGACGCCCATCACGGTGGCTCTCCGGGCATGAACGTTCCATCGCAAACACCTTGCCCGTAGTCCGTGCGTCGCCCGCGAATGACGGGTGAATGCTTACGCGGATGCCCGTTCTTGCTGGCACGCAGAACTCGCCCACACGCGACACACGCGGTGAGAGGGCCGCCTGTAGGGTTCTTGACCTCGGATCGACCTTCGGATCCTTTGATGTCGCGGATGCGTTCACGCATTGGGCGTCAACCGGATAAGCATGCTCATCGCCTGCCCTCCCCGCGCCCCAGGTCGACGCCGACGTGCTCCAGGCCGTTCGCCACCCCGGTCATCAGACTCGCGGCGTCGATGAGCAGACGTTCCGGTGTCCCGGGTTGCTCCCACTGCGCACCGCGATCGGCTACATACTTCATGATCTGGTCGGCCATCGCGCGCAAGTCCTCGATCGCGGTCCTCATCGGCGTCGCCTCCGTTCGGCATCGGTCGACATCACCCACCCTTTGCCGCGCAGGTAGACCGCGTGCCCGGCCCGCTTGAGTCTCTGCAGAGAGCTCTCGACGGCGCTGGAATCGATACCATCGCCGCGTCGGCTCCCACCGAGAGCCGGGCGCTCGCGGCTGATGAGCGCCCCCTCGATCTCGTAGAACTTCTTCGGGTTGCGCCCCAACTGCGCTTCGACCAGAACGTCGACCTCTGATGGTGAAGGTTTCATGGTCATGGCTTGCGCCCGGGTGTGGCCTCGAGCTCCACCCAGTAGCGCCCCTCCGTCTCCATGGTGGCCGCGCACGATAGCGCCTCCACGATCTTGGCGTCGCTCGGCACGTTCTTGCCGATCCTCAGGCGCTCGGCCACCCACGCGCGGATGGCGACCGGGGCCGCGGGATCACGGCTCAAGAGCACGAACACCATCTCCATGGGATGGGCGTGCTGCATGCACGTGTGCTCGAGTTCCAGCTCGTCTCTCTTCCTCATGGTGCCTTGTCTTGCCGGACCAGCCGGCGTGTTTGCGTCTTCGTGCCAGCGAGGATGGCGCGGACCATCTCGCTTTTGAACAGGATGCCCCGCGCATTCGGGCGCGGCATCTCGGCGAGGTTACGCGCTCCATCCTGCGCCACGATGGGCACCCTCAGGAACGAGACCGCCCACACCGAGGGGTTGCTATCCCAGGCCGCGCGCGCACCATTGATCTCGTCCCAGAGGCGAGAGAAGCACCCGACAGCGTGACCATCAAGAATGAGCGGTTCAAGTGCCAGGCCCTCGGCGCGTGCGTCGTCCTCGCTGATGTCGTGCAGGCGCTGGACGCGGACCTCGGTGATCTCGAGCGTGATGCGGCTGGCCCAGCGCGGCATGTGGATCGCCGGCGTCCATGGCCCCGTGCTCTTGCTGGTGGCCCGGTACTCGATGGTCGGATATCCATAGTCGTTGATCCACTCCGCCCATGACATCTTCCCGCGACGGGCCCAGGTGACCGGCTCGCAGTCGTCATCGTACTCGCCGCCACCGCCAGTCCATGCCTGCCACGTCTCCCTGACCCACAGGAGATCGCCAACGTTTCCGTATGGGCAACTGCTCATCGGATCCCCAGGTAGCAGCGAAAGCAGCCGCCGCACGTACACGGCGGAACCATCGCCCAGCCGAGCTCGCTCCACAGCCGGACGAACCACGTCCACGTCTGGTCGGCCGTCTGCGCAACTCGCTGCCGTCCCATGGTGCAGTCATCGCAGAGGTTCGGATGGGCGTCCGCGGCTCCGAAACACCAGGGCACCGACCGCCAACAGCTGATGCAGGTGAACCGCCGGGATGGTCCGCAGATCATTCCGCGGCACGTACAACGCGCATCGCGCTTCATCGGTTCACGATCTCCGCCGGAAGTTCCAGGACCCATTTCTCAACCTCGGCCCTCTCTGGAGCGTCGATCTTCAGCCAGACTTTCCACATCCGATCCATGCGCTGATCGTATTCATCGCAGTAGAGCTCCTGGCCTTTGGCGCGGCGAGGAACTCGAACTTGTAGACCGCGGCCAATTTCTGGGAGTCCGTCACGGCGCCGCCCAGCCCCTGTCCACGACCTCCTTGGCGGTCTCAAATATCATCGCCGCCATGCCACTACCATCGTTGGTCAGCACCATGGACAGGACGGATCCACGATAGACCGATTGAAAATCGACCGAGCCGTAGCTGACCAGTGCGACCACCTGCCGCAGCACGCTGTCACCGGGCATCGAATACGTCACGCCGGACGGGCCCAGTATCCAGAACCTCCTCCGCGCATCGTCGATACGAAAGTTCATCCACTTGTTGCCAAACCCGACATGCTCAAGAAGTGCGACGCGGCCCGCGATCATGCGATCGAAGGCCTCGTGAATGGTCGCTTCATCTACGGTCATCGCTTTCGCCTCCTGGTGTGCTTCGACTGGTTCCGCATCTGGTCTGCCTCCGACCACGGCGTGAGCTGGGTGTCGCGCGGCAGATACAGCGGGTGCCGAGGGGATCCGTGAAGCCGACGTGCAGGCTGACGCGGCTCCGCAGCGCTTCAGCGTGACGGGGTTGACCCTGATCGATCACAGCGGTCACAGCGCGGTCACCTTGCTGAACCGCTCGGCGTTGCGCGCCGCGGCGTGCTTGAGCCACGCGATCGCGGCGCGCGCATCGCTCTCGGTCAGGCGCTGGATCTGAACGCCGCGAGCCGCACCCTTCCTTGGGTGCAGGATCCAGAGCGTCAGCTCGAGGTGCGCGGCAGGCTCGGTGAACACCTCGCCTTGGCCAGAATGCGCGCAGGCACTGCACGCCTGCTCGGCGCGGACGACCGAGAAGTAGAAGTGCACGCACTCGTTGAGGTCGTCGAGCTCCCAGTTGAACTTCGACCAGTTCTCGAGGGTGATGGACGCATACCAGCCAGAATCGTTGCCGGTGGCCATGTAGTCCATGCCCGGGCCCCATTCGGTGTAGCTGGGATTGAGCTTCAGGTACTCGAGCATCCAGGGAGCCGCATTGAGCTGTGCGAGCTCGATCTGCTCGATGCTGTCGTTGGCGTCGGGTAGATGGTTCATCGCGACTTCTCCCCGGAGCTCTGCGCCCCGGTCCTGTCGTGGGTGTTGGTCATCGATTCCTTGGGAGTCCGTCACCGCTTCATCTGCGGTCATCGCTTTCGCCTCCTGGTGTGCTTCGATTGGTTCCGCATCTGGTCTGCCTCCGACCACGGCGTGAGCTGGGTGTCGCGCGGCAGGTAGAGGGGGTGCTTGGGCGAGCCGTCCTTGTTGACGCCGAAGCATTGCCACTCGACCCCCACCTCACGGGCGATGGCGACGAGTCGCTGTACCCGGTCAGGCTCGGCCTTCTCACCCCAGCAAGCCACCGCGACCCCGCCGTCGCGCCTGAGCATGGTCAGGGCGGAGCGAACCACCGCGTCGTTCGTGTTGCCGAGGTCCACCGCCCGGTTGGACAGCCGCTCACCATCGATGTGGTGGCCGCGCTCTCGCGCCGAGAACATCTCGCGCGGCACCGTCGCCCGCCACGCGTAGGCGTTCACCTTGACGTACAGCCCGCAGCCGGCGGACCTCGCGAAGTCGATCTCGCGACGACATGTCGGGTCGAGCTTGAAAGCGTCAGCCACGCTCGGGTTGAGCCCGCACGCCACGAACCGCCGGGGGCTCGGCACGAAGGGCGGACCGATGAAGCGCTCCAGCTGGTAGCGGTAGCGCTCGCACTCCGAGAACAGCGCGCGCGCCCCGGGATCGTACCCCTGGGACTCCTTGAGCGTGGGGACCCGGGTGCTCACCGGGACCGGGCCTGAGATCATGGCCGCTCCCTGGTGAGCATCATGGACTGAGCGATATCAGACGGCCCCAATCGTTCCTGGACATGCGGACAGTTCGCCTCACGGCAACCGCATCCGACCGCGGCACGGCCGAGCCAGACGATCCTGCGCAGATCCGATGCGAGATCCGGAAACACCGCCTCGCAAGCGTCGGCATAGGCCAGGAGCGCAGGCATCGAGAACGGATCGTGCTCGAGGTCTAGAACGAAGTATGCGCAGTGCTCGTGCTTGCCGCCTGGCTTGGAGGATCCATCCGTGCGGTTGACCTCGAATTTGTGGTAGATGCCATTCACCGGCGCATGCCCTTCGACTTCATCCACCGCTTGGCGATCTCGCGGTGCTCGTCTGGTCCATAGGACGCCATCTTGCGGATGTATGCCTTGAGGCTCATGGCATACCCCACCCCGAAAGCCATCCGGTGGACCAGATGCCATCCCTTGACGCGCTTGGAGGGCCGGCACACCTTCTCAGGGTCCACGCCTGCACCCGGTGCGAGCGCCAGCGTCAGACCTCGCAGTTCGTGGCTCACGCGCCACCTCCGGTGAGCCACGCATCAAGCGCCGCGTTGCCCTGGTCGGTGAGTACGTGCTCGCGCGGCTTGGGCGGGCGGAGCTTGAGGCCAGGAGGGCGCGGCGGCTCGCCTGGCACGATGAGCCCCAGGCGCTTGAAGAGATTCCGCCGGCTGGGCGAGATCGCGAAGCTCGGCCGGTCGCGGATGGCCCGGAGGTCGCGGTAGTGCGCGACCGTCAGCGTGTCCACCCGGAGCCCCTGCCCCTCGCTCTTGTCGTCACGGGTTTGCAACATCGTGGTCCTCGTAGTCCTCGAGAGATCCGGGGATGCCGTCCTCTTCATAGAGATCCGGACGGGATGCCCGCATGTTCGCGGTCCGGCGGCGCGACCGCCACAGCCACGCCGATCCGCGGTCCTGGCAGAGCCGGAGCCGGGTCCAGGACTCCTCGACGATGTACACCAGGATCGCCATGACCAGGGCACCGCCGATGCTCAGCATCCCGTGGGTGTCCTTGTAGCCGATCAGCGCCTCGCCGATGAACAACGTCACCAGGATCAGGATGAACATCATCTCGCCCATCCGCAGGACGGGCCACAGGATGCGGTCGATGCGATTCATGATGCACGTTCCTGCAACAGGTCGCTCAACATGCGCTCTGCCAGGTCGAGCGACCTGTTCATCGCCACGATTCGGCGGCGAAATCGCGCCGCCTCACGTCGGCCAGAAAGCCATAACGCAACCACGCTAAACATCTCGAATCTCCTTGTGGATGGGTCAGTTGTCGCGCGGACGTTCACGCTCACGTCGCGCTCGAGAGATATCGCGCTGGCTCTCCCATACGACCAGGCACCAGACGATGGCATTGGCGACGAGGCCGGCCGTCATGAAGATCCGGCTCTGGGTGATCGCGGAGGCGGCGGTCACGACCATCGCCACCACGTAGGCGCGCCGGCCACGCTTGAGAGCTTCCAGATCCATCAGTCGACCTCCTGGGATCCAGGGTGCCTCCAGAGGAGGCCATGGGCCTCGTCATCGGCGGCGGCGCGGGTCGACAGCTCGGGAAGGAGCGCCAACTGCGCCCGGGTGTCGATGTCGCGGGTATAGTCGTCGATGTCGAGGTAGCTGCCATCGCGGCGGCGCCGCGCCACCTCGCCCACCAGGCTCCCGGTCCTGAACCCGGACACCCAGCGGCGCATCTGGCCGCACTGGTACTCATCGAAGGGTGGGTGGAAGAGGAGAGCATCCTCGAGCTCGCGGAACATGTACTGAGACAGCCGGCCGGGCCAGGCGACCCCCCACAACTCTCCGGCATCTCCGGATAGATCAGAGGTCCCCACGAAGCCTCCCACCTTGGCCATCGCGAACAGCGCATCCAGGCACGCCCAGGAGTACACCACATCTCCCAGGAGCACGATCGTGTCCTCACGGTCGCGTGACCCAATGGAAGAGTGCAGGTAGCGGTGGATCCCGCGGAGCGAGGAGTTCCCCGGGACCGCGAGCGTCACCAGGTGGTTCCGGTACTCGATGAACGGATCGCGCTGCATCGGCGAACCGGCAAGCCCTGCCAAGATCTCCGGCCACGCCACGAGGACGACGTCGAAGCTATCGGGCCGCGCCATGAGCTGGCGGTACGTGCGGAGGAGAATCGGCGCGCCGGCGCACGCTTGCAGAGGAAGGAGCTGCTTGTACCCCACGAGCTTGGGATCACCGAGCCGGCTCTGCTGCCCCTGGGACAGGATGACGACCCTCACGGCACCACCGGCGCCGCAGCGAGCAGCTCGAGGAGCTTGTCGCGCGCCGCGACCACCCAGCCGGTGTGACCAGCGTCAGTGGCGGCGGCGGCGGCGTCGTCGATGGCCCTGGCCCTGGCGTCGGCGGCGTCGGCGGCCCAGCCGGCGGCGGCGGCGGCGCGGGCGGCGGCGTAGGCGGCCCAGCCGGCGGCGTAGGCGTCGTCGGCGGCGGCGCGGGCGGCGGCGTAGGCGGCGCGAAACTGCTTTGGCGTTCCGCCGATGCGATACAGCTCGGCGACGCGCTCGATGGCCGCGCGCACGTCGGCGCGGCCCTCCGCGAACCGGACGACACCCCACGTGTCATCGACGAGGAGCCAGATGGCGAACTTCGGC